TGCAGCAGTTGCAGCTACGGTAGCCCTAGTTTCAGCCGCAGTAGCCGCAGTGCTTGCAGCTGTGGCTTGAATAGTAGCTAGCGATAAAGCGTTATTCTGCCGATCAGCAGCAGCTTTAGCTATAGCAGCAGTGGTATTTTCGATTAATGCTTTGGTCATGTAAGCAATGGCTGCAGCACCAATCAAGAACGCTGCACCATCTAAGTTTTCTGCAAGCGTATTCAATACCGCATTTAATGCAGCTGTAGCACCTGAGGCCTCGTTAAGTTCACCGACCCAAGCTACGGTAGCGTTACGTAGTTTATTAAAGGTTGCACTAACGCCAAGATTCATACTGGAAAATAGTTCATCTGTAGAATCTTTGGATTTCTCTAAAGCCCCAATAATAACATCTGTGGTTAACTCACCATCTAAAGCCATCGCCCGTAATTCAGAACGAGTTTTACCTAAGCCACGAGCAATGGCATCTAGTAATGCAGGAGTTTGTTCTGCAACAGAGTTATATTCTTGTCCGCGTAAAACACCTGAAGCTAAACCTTGCGAGAACTGGATAATTGCAGCATTAGCTGATTCCGCTGTTGCGCCCGACATGGCCACAGCTTTGCTTACCGTTTCCGTAATCGAGCCGATTTCTTGTTGGCTCTTGCCTACTTGATCAGAGATATCTAAAAAGCGCTGGTAAACTTGGACAACAGAAGACCATACCGCTCCAGTTTTTTGGGCGATATTAAAGGTATCATTAGTTGCAATATTAAGTTCTTGCTGGGAATCCGTTACCAGTTTTAATCTGTTTTGGATATTATTATATTCATCGGCAGCTGCAATTGATCGCGCTGCAAGTTCATAAGATACAAAAGACTTGGTAAGCAGTAGCATACTGTCATTTAAATCATTTGAAGAACGATTTAAACGGATCATACCCTCACCCGCATTTGAAGTATTACGGGCGAGGATACTAAGACCGCTACTTATATTGTTGGATGTACGCCCTAGTCCATGAAGAGTTCGATCGACACGTTGACCACTACGTTCTGTCGCTTCAAGTTGCGCAATCAGTTTGCGTAAAGAATCTAACGCACGTTCCTGAGATATTTCAACTTCTAAGCGGTATTCAGACATAGTTAATTAGCCTTTCTTTGTCTAGCTTTCATTTCTTTGGTGTAACGGTCTAGCTCATAATCATCTAATGCGATACATACCGCTTTAAACAAATAATACTGGACAAACGGTATCACGTTCGTATGGTAATTTTGCATCTGCTGGAAAGTGATCGGACTTGGAGCACCTTCATAGTAGATACGATCTTTACTTAGTTCAGAAAATGAATTAACACAAAGGGCTAATTCATTACTGATCGTTGGTTTAGATATAATCGGTTTATTTAGTCGTTGTCTGACTTTGTTGTATTTTGGGTCTCCGAGCCCTTCTCGATAGAATCGATAAAACTGTAAGGCTTTCCCACCGCTAAAGAAATCTCCCGAGATAAAATATTCTGCAAATCTGTTGCATTCTCTAGAATGAAAGCATGCATACGAATACCTAAGTCTCCCGAGTAAATTAGTACCGTAGCTAAGTTTTCATGGGTGAACGGGATCTCTAGTTGAGTCTTTTTATCTACTAGACCTTCCCAATCTTCCACAAGATGATAAGCGACGATGCGGAGTTGCTTGGCTAACTGAGTTTCCTCGATCGTTGATATCTCCGTTAAATTAAACATGTTACTACGTAACTGCTCAATTAAACGTTCTTGAGCGATACGGTAAGCATCATTCCCAATGTTAGAGATTAAAAGTCGAATTTTATTCCCTTCATGTGAAAATGTACGCCAGTCAGTCTTTTTAACTGTTTTACGCGCTGATAATTTGTCGTAGGCATCAAGATCGAGGTTCATGGTCTATTCCTTATGGAGCTGGTGCACGAGTAATCGTTGGTGATTGGTTACGCGCTGTAAACTCTAAATTGTACTGCAATAAATCCCCACGAGCACCTTGAGGGAGCTCACCAGTGATGGTAGCTTCAGGAACTGCAATAGTGTACTTATTACCTTCTTCATCTTCTAAAGGAATAGAAACAGAAATTGAAGTATCAGTATACTTTAATTCGTTTTGACCTGCAGCTTCATCGCCCCAAGCTAAAGTGACAGAACCAGTAACAGCTACATCAGTCATCATCAACTTACCTGCTGATAACTTCTTGCCGAAACATTTTTGTGATTGAACTGTCCATTCAATAGAAAGGCTGAACGCTGTAACACAAGCGATATCGGTCATTGATTGACCATCGATGGTTACATCACCAACACTTACGTTACTGAAAATTTTGTTTGTATTAGCTGCTGTAATAGTACCTGCAGGTAAAACAAAAGTTACAGGCAAACGTTCTTGACCACCAAGCGTGAAGGTTACTTCAATTAGACCTTCTTCAGGTACTGTAATGGTAAAACCAGTTACATGAACACCCATAAAGTGATGGTAACCGCCCGCATCTACGTAACCGCGTAAGAAGCTAAATGTTTTACGTAATGTATTTAAACTGATTACGTTAGCAACCCAGTCGTTACGGAATGCGGCAGCAATAAGATCATCGTAGGTTGCCCAGCTTAACTCACCAGTAAGTTCACCAGTATATTCTACGCTTGTTTTATACTGACCGGCTGACATTACGTTTGGAGTAACTTCGTTAGAGTCAGTACCACTTACAGCACCATCAAGGGTAAACCCAGTGAAACGTGCAACTTGTCGGTTGAAAGGAGCTGGCAGAACACCAACTGTGGTTTCAGGTGCATAATGCACAATTTGTTGAGAACCTGATGACATATGATGTCTCCATTTATTTATGTCTAAACGGGATGTTTACCGCTACATGAAAATAGTCAAGAGTTGTTGGAACATCATTTATGCTACCAACTCCTAGCTCCAAATAATTGTATTGCCATTCAGAAAAAGTGTCACGGATCAGAATAGAGATCCGGTCAGCTTCTTCAGTTCCTTGACCGAGAGGAAAGAATAAATCAATGACCACAAACCCAGTATCTCGGATGGTCAATTGACCTAGCTCGGCGGATTTAGCTTCAGCGTTAAGATAAGTAAGTCTAGCCCATTTGGTCTGAGGCGTTAAACTTATTTCTCTATTACGTCTTTTGACTGCCATACCATTGGAGGTCAAAGCGGTCTCAATGGCTAGCCGCAGTTTATTTCTAGCGTCTTGGTAACTCATTTAACACTCGCTGAGGCAATTCTATAGATACCCATTGGAGCTTGGGTTGAACTACCGTTTTCCAATGGTGGTGCATAAGGTAGGTTTTGTTGGATATATAGTTTAGACCCTCTCTTAGAGGTATTTATTGTTTCAAGCCCAACTGCATACCAACGTGCATAATTCCTGCGCCTAGCGTCAAAGAAATTAGTAGGTCGATCAACAGAAACAATATGATTCGATTTATAGCGACCCGTTTTGATCGGTGAAAGGTCATAAACCATTTTAAAGACTTTTCGAGCTTGCTTTTTAGCCAATTCATCAACTCGAGTCTCCAATTCTCTAGCTATTGCTATTGGTTTTCTATTCCATCCCATGATTCACCTCTTACGTATATTTTCCAAAGAGCTTTAGTCGGGTCATGACCAACTGCGCTTACACGTAGCTTGTTATTAATTAAATCACCAATTCTAGGTTCAAGGTCGAAATCATCCGCAAGGACTAGAATCTTTAAATCATTGACTGCAATTAAATCATTGTTGGCATCTTCTTTCTTGGCTCGGAGGAAAGGGCCGTAGCCAGAAACAGTCTGCGTCGTCATGGTATTGGCATCTGTCTCAGGGTCTACGACCGTAGTTGTGCGACTCAAAGTAAAATTACGGCAAGCATCGGCTAGCTGCGTTGCAAAAGCCTTTCTTAACTCTGTAACAATTTTTTGGCGCATAACTGTTCCTCCGATAAGAGGATATTAATTGGTTATGTAGTGATTTTCAATTGATTTTATGGATAGCGCTAACGTAGCTGTTAACTATATATGATCCTAAAATGCTTTTCGCAGCTTTAACCCAGCGATTCTCAGCATTTTGGTATGCAAAGTAAGAGGTTTCAACATAAGTACCAGTATCAGCTGATACTTTTTCTGACTTAATTCCAGTGGAGTCAGTGAATAATTGTTCTTCTTTTGCTGCTCGGGCTAAGAAATAGCACGCTTTTTTAATATTCATTTGATCTTCAGCGGGAAAAGAATCGATTGATGGGAGTCCAGCCCCCATCAACCAAGCATTTATCAGATCAGCATATTCAAGGTATTGTTCAGGAGTAGCCCAAGCAGGACCAAAATGCGCGAGCAATTCTGCATCAGTAATGTACTCCATGATTTATTCCTTAGTATTGACCTTCAGGTGAAGTTGGAGGAGCATCAAATAAAGCTTTCGCTTCATTCCAAAGTTCTTCAGTAGTAGGCATAACTGGAATTGGTGTAGTTCCATTTTCTACAGCTGTTTGAATATCGCGCTGATATTTTTGCTGTAAAAGTTTACGTGCCATTTCAATTTGCCCCCAACGAGTCGGAGCAAAACTAACACCATTATACTGGCCAGGAGTATAAGAAGGATCGAGCGTAAGTGCAGGTTTACCTGCTGCTTCAACTTCTCCGTCCATTTTCCAGCCAATGTCCACAAGGGTCACCCCAGCGGCAATTGCAGCACTACGCACTGCTGCATAGTTTGTAATTGCGTAAGCTGGTGCGGTCAAAAACCAACGTTTACTCATTTGCATGTTCTCCTAAACTACGGTTAGAAGTCGGGGCAATTAAGACCCGACTGCTAACACACCAGCGGTCGATTGAAGGGAGGTCGCGATACGCTCCCAGTTAGTTCCTGTAAACAACTCAGGATCCATTGGCGACTTACCGCCAGTAGCCGCATCCCAAGAGTAGCCTTTCACGCCTAGGTTGAAAGTATAGTCTGCTTGGAAGCTTGTTTCGATGCGTTGCTGACCATTTTTGGTCTCAACGTTAGTGATAATGTCACCCGAATCACTAACGGTCACCGCACCGCGACTGAGTGATAGTACACGAGATGTACCATCGGCTGGCTGTAGGACTTCAGCATCAACAACGACTGTGACTTTACCAAGGATATTGACCACTAGGACATTACCGGCTTGGAAAAGTAGGCTAGGCGCATTCGCTAAGTTTTGGCTCACGAACTTGTGGTACTGGCGGCCAGTCATAAAATCAGCCACCAACAAGGTCGAAGCTGCGCCAAATAACGAATGAGCCATATTAATGGTATCATAAGTTAACGGCGTAGCGGTATTACCATAAACTGCGTCAGGCTGAGCAAGAATCGCACCAGTTACAGCACCTAGAGCAGTATTAACCTGATCATAGAGTAATGCAGAAGCGAAATTCGTTGCAGCAACCTCAAGCGACCGTCCCGTTGGTTCTTGCATCCAAGTCAACTCAGAAGGTTCGAAGATTACTGGGCCGAAACCACCAGCGACTTTAACATCACTTTTGGTGTGGTCAGTAATATATGTTTTTGGCGCTTCAGTGTTAGGCCCGTAACGGTTAACACGACGCTGTGCTGATAAGATTTCATCAAAGAAAGCTTGAGTTTTAAAGTCTCCACGGAAAGCATCCGCGTTTAACACTAATGCACCCGCGCTACTTTGATTGAAAAGTCGAACCTGTTCGACAAACATCTCTAAGGTAGCAGGAAGCACATACGTGTTAAATACTGTACGGTAATCTAACATGATTTATCCTTATGCAATTGGTAATTTATATTTTGTAGCGAAGTATTGCTCACGCTCAGCTTTATCACCTGTTAAGCTACCTGCAGTATGCTGACCTTGTCCGCCCTGAGAACCACCGCCGCTTGGTACGCTGAATAAATGAGGAGCTTCTTCACGTAGGCTTTTAGCCCAAGCAATCGGCGAGAGTGGAGTCTTACCGTCTGCATCATAAAGCACATTACCTTCACTATCCACAGCAACTACTTGCAAATCGTCATTTAAAGTGAAAACACCTTTAGCACGAGATACAAAGTCTGAGAGAGCTTTTGGTAGCGCACCAGCCTCAGCTGCAGCACCTTTGATCGCAGAAGCAATAGAACTTTCTGTTAAACGTGCGATGCGTTCATTGGCTTTGCCAAGTTCACCATCTTTTTCTTCTAAAGCTTTTAAGTGAGCTTTTTGCATCTTTTCTGTACGGCGTTCAAATACCGTTTCGAATTGACCCTGCCCAATTAAATCACGTTCTTCATCAGTTTCAAGCTTATTCATTAGGTTACGAACTTTTTCAGGGTCGATACCTTCATAATTTTTAAGCTCGTTTTTCAAGCCAGTTAACTTACCAAGTAGTTCATCACGCTTTGCGGTCAGACCGGAAGTTGCTTCTTTAACTTTTGCATCAATCAGTGCTTGGATTTTTGGATCATTTGGATCTAAATCCGAATTTCCACCTTCTCCACCACCTTGTTGACCACCGCCTCCTTGAGAGCCGTCATCATCTGCAGGTGCGTGCATTTGGTTGAATTTTTGCTGTAAAAGCCAGTACATGTGTTTCTCCTAGAGACCCGCTTTACGGGATAACCTAAATATATCGGATCGTATTTATATTTTCAACGGGTAAAATAAAAAATGACGGGTTACCCGCCATTTTTATTTTTATTACAAGATCCTATATGATAACAAATGTTAAATTTAATGACTCTCATAATAATAAAGATGACAATTGCAGCTAGTATAACTTCAGTAATCATTACTCTTGCTCTCCTTTTGGAGCAGTCGGTTCTTTCGCTGCTTTAGGTGTTTGATCTTTACCAGTAGCAACTTGAACCATTCCAGTGATTGGTTTAAGCTTGATATCTTCCTTATCCATTATACCACGTTCTTGCTCGTAAGTCCGTTCAGGGATTTTACCAGTAGCTACGTAAGTCCAGTAAGAATCAAAAGAAATAGCTCCACGTTCAGCCGCAGACATTAAATGGGCAGCTGTTGTTGCATCAATCGAAGCACGTCCGAAATCGGTCGGTACTTCAAACTGAATTGTGTTCTCTATTGCCTTGTTTTCTAAGACAGCGGACATATCATAAATATAGCGTAAGCATTGTTCGATTGCTTTTGCTGAGTTTTTGATGATGTTATAGAGTGTAGAGTATTGGTCATTTTGTCGAGCTTCACGGGCATTACCGCTCTCAGCTCCAACGTCCATAACTTTGGCTCCAGCTTCAAGAGCCGCACGGCGTTGACCTTTAATTTCTTCTGATACACGCTGCATACCAGTACCATGAGGTTCAATATACCCAGCTGTCGAACCTGAAGGTAAAGTCCAAACGGTACCTGCGCCGGTGTAACCTAAATTTTGATTTGTTTTCGCTGGGTTACGATTACCAGCTACGTTATTCTGTACAGTTGCTTGAAATGGAGACGCATCGATACCAGTAACATATAGCTGAGGGTGACAAGAGCGGTGCAAGCCACTATATAAGTCGGCTGATAAGACATACGCTTTTAATGCAGAACGACAAATTGACAGTAAAGGTGGGTTACAGCTTTCATCCACACCATCTAAAGAGTTAACTCTGACCACAGGCAAATACTTCAAAGGTCTTACACGCTGGCCTAGAAACTCGGCAAACTCCGATGTACTACCTGTCTCGTCATCGTGGGTATAAACTTTAGCTAAACCGTCTGCACCAATTAAATAAGCTCGTCGCTGTGTTTTAGTTGTATGGATGAATGGGTCATTACTTGAACGTACCTGCTCTTTAAAAGCTACCATGTTCAAATCTTTACGGCCAAAACTACTGGTATAATCCCAGTTATATTCTGCGTATCCATCATAGATAGAAATATACCCTTTACCATCTACCCAAGTATCCGCAACAAGTGTTACTTTACCGTAACGAACCAGCTGATAACAGACACGCTTGAAAAGCTCTGTCAGGCTAAAACCATCACTGGTTGCATTTTCAATTAGGTAGTTTAAATCTTTTGGTACTTTAGGTGTTGGTACTACTTGAGATACCAAACCATTCATAATCAAAAGTGCATCTTCTGTCCAAGAAGGGAATTGAGCACGAACTAAGTAATCATCATAAAGAGCGCTTAACTCAGATAAGCTTAATCCAATGCTTACGTCTTTTTTAAGAATCATCTGACGCATACTGTTCATACCGCTAGTGTATGGTAAGTATGTTTGACGAAGACTCTTGACGTATTCTTCCCCTTTGAGAATATCGTCGATTAGACCAAATGATTTAACTAAATCAAAAAAGTCTGAATGATCGCGAGTAATTTCCATACATTAGCCTGTATATCCTTGACCGAATTGTTTTCGATCGATAGGGAACTCTTTGACTATAAAATAGCCTGCCGCATCGTTTGGGTGATCTTTGCCCTGAGTTTTATCAGGATTACCTATAATATCATAAACCTGTTGCTCAAGACAATCCGTATACGTTGGACACATCGCGGTGTTTACCTTATATTTACGCTCACCTTTAGCGTTACAGAACATACCATTCATAGCTTGAACGCGATCTTTTACTAAAGGGTTTTTAGAATTGACCACAACTTGTAGCCCGAACTGGCGTAAAATAGTTAGGTCTGATTCAGAGAAGCCTTTACTTGTGGTATTACGCCCTGAAGCATCGGGATACACATATATGGTACTGTTTGGATAATGCTCAACTAAAATAGTTGCCATGGTTGGAGTATCGTAAACATCTACGAACTCTTTAACTGCTCGTGGTTCGTTATCCCGCATTACATGAACAATAGCCGCCATATGCATAACGTTAAAGTCCATACCAACGTAGATATCTTCAAAACCATCATGCACATCAAAGCAATGGTTTTTTCTTCGATCAAAAGAAGGATAAACAGAACCTGAGGTCAAGTTGACAAACTTACCCCCCAAGTAAGCAGAAATGAGCTGGCGAGGGTAAGATTCTAGTAGAGAATCGATATAATCTTCAGGCAAGTATTTTTCGTTATCATAAGTACTGGCTTGAACCATCCCATAATAGCTACTTTTGTTTTGAACAAAACGCTTGTAGGTAAACTTAAATCCTTCAGGTGTTGTGGTTACATCCAATCCGTTAAGCAAACCACTTGAAACAAAGCGTAGACGTGCAATCATTTTGTTCCACGCACGTTCGGCTTTAGTTTCAGGCATGGTATCGATTTCGTCGGCTAGTCCACGACCAATCTTAAAACCGACAATGGTTTCAGGTTTTTCCATAGATCGGCAAATAACGGTTGAGCGATAAAACCCGTGACAATAGACGTCTACTTCTTTGTTTGCCTCATGAACCTTTGTGGACAACCCCCAATTGAAACAAACTTCTTCCATAGTAGGGAAATAAATGTCTCGAATCTGAGGGTAAGTCGGAGCGAAGTAGCCTAACGGAACTTTTGGGAACTCATAGATTGTTTTGCACTGAGAAGCACAACCAATCCAAGTCTTCCCAGTACCAAAACCAGCTACGAATGCTCGATACTTGTTTTTTAGTGCAAGGAATTTTGCTTGAGGTACATTTAGAGTAGGATTGATTGTGCCGTCAGACATTATTCTTCACCTTCAAAATTATCATCATCGTCCGGATCTACACCTTCCTGCGAATCAGGTACTTCACGAGTTTCTTCAGCAAGAGTCTTACCTCGTACGCGCACTGGGTTAGATGCATCTTGAACTTGAATTTCAACTTTGATCGGTAATGCTTGACGATTAAGAGCGTCTGTCTCAGCTTGAACTTTAGCCAATTGAAGACGACGTAATTCTTCAGCAGTACGAGATTCAAATAAACCTAAGTAATCACCAAGTTTAATAACGGCGTTCATCTGATCGTGCATTTTGATCTTGATACCATTACGAGTATACTCAGCCCCAGCGTACAACACTTTTTCATTAGGACCAAGATTTCGTGTATCAGCAATTTGTAATTCAGTTTTACCTCGACCACCGCAATTAGGGCAATCAGGATGCGGAGGACGTTTTTCGCTGTACCCTCCACCACCTTGCTCATCAAGAGGTATAGATAAAGTTTCAGACTGTTTAACTCTTTCATCCATTTCATTGTCGGTGAATTGGTATTTAAAGTCTGAACCCCAGCAATGACGGCAGTTTACTTTTTCAACACCGACAATTCGAGCTGGGTCTGCGGATGCAATAGCCATTAAACGTTTAAGTACGAAATCTTCGTTTAACTCATTACGTTGGGCAATACGCTTACGTTTTTCTTCAATATGCATGGCGATTTTTGGGCGCTTGATAAGTTCACCTGCACGTTTGCGACCATTTTTCTTGGTTTGGTAAGCATACCCAGCTGCCGCATACGCCTCAAGTAATTCCATCCCACCGATAATGTTATCGATGAACCGAGATTGCATAGGCGTTAAATCTGTACCAGTAGAATGACGGTGCATTTTAACCTCAAATAAAAAGGGAGCTGTTAACTCCCTTATAATATATTGAAGGCTTTTCTGTTTTTCACCTACTTAAAACGGTTTAGCAGTGGTTTGAGGACAGTTTCTGCTAAATCACTTGGAACTAGATCGTCTTCCGCCCAAGATTCAACCTCTCGCGGATCAAGAAATTCAGTTAACAAGTGGTTAAGGATATGACTACGTAACACTTCAGGAGATACATTAAGTAAACGTAGTTTTGCTAAACCAGTCATAACGATCTCGAAGAAACCACTACTCTTAGGTCCTCGAGCAATAGCCCCAGCAACACTGTTAATGATTACAATAGGATCTTCATCCCATTCAGTAGACAAGAAACGGCTAAGTACGTCTTCCATTAAATCGTTTAACTTACTAACGTCATTCTTGGCCACAGGTTTAGCAGCTTGGTCTTTAGACATTTCGGTTAAAACTCGGTCTGTAGAACCAAACCCACCTGAACCGCGTTCTGTTACTGGGCTAATTTCGTCCACCTGCACCATAACACCTGAGCAAGGTAGGATAACAAGCTGTGCTACTGGATCGTGGCAGGATACTTCGTATGGGTCTTTACCCAAGTTAATAAGATTAATTTTTAATTCCCCACGATACGGAGAATCAATAATACGAGCACCAACCACTAGTCCATGATTGCTTGCTTTACCTGATCGAGGATTAACCTGAATACAATAACCAGCAGGAATATCAACACGCAAACCAGTACTAAGCAGAACATTACCCATAGGAGGAACGATGACACCATGATCAAGAGTAAAAACATCAAAACCCGCATCATCGGCACTTTTTGGTTTTACGGGCAGTTTTGCGCCCGATTTTAGTAGCTGCACGTGAACTACTGGTTGGGTTTGAGAAGGGAGATTGTACATATAATTTTCCTATAGCTTTAATAATTAGAGCATAAGGCTCTACGCCATTATACTCAAGCTGACATTGTTCGCGAATGATTTTATCCAATTCACCGCATCCGTGTAAAAGAGTCATCGGTTCGAGTAGGGAGCATTCTAGTTTCACTTCTTTATGGTACCAGTCATCTCCGTCCTCGATAATCGCAAGAAGAATTACCTCAAAGCGCCATTTAAGTTGACGCCAATGGGTCAATATCATGTGCACATCTTCAGAATACAGACTTTTAAGATCGGCATTTGGATCAAGGTCTAATGCTTTCTGAATAGGGATAGCATCCCAACAGCAATCAATTGTTACTTCCATAGAATTTACGGCACTCATGCACCCATATGGTTAAGAACGCTTCGATAGACATGTCCACACGCAGCTTAATGTTCTTTCTTTCAACTACATGGGTCATAAACATTTGAACGCGCCAAGGTTTGTTGTTTGACTTGTAAAGCAAAACAGGTTCTTTATTTGCTGCAACTGCTTGGGCATAAGCTTGATTCCACCAAGCGTTCAAGTTCAAAGTTTCATGGTGCTTAACTTCGATAGCAAAATGCAGCGTACCAGTTAGATCATACCCACCATCACGGGTTTGGTTAAGATTACGTTCAACCTTGATGGCTTCTTTACCGAACTCTTTAGCAACTTCATTAGCTTTGGCATAAAGCAAATCAGCCGCTTGGCGTTCAGCACGTTTACCCTTGTTTTTCGCCATCAAGCTCATTGGCATCAGCTCCTTCAAATTCAACTTGAGTCATGGCACCAACATAATTAGGACCAAACAAAACACCACGTAAGCTTTTTGGATCGCAAATAACTTCTTCAGCGCGTTGAGAAATAGCGAGATTAACACAACCTTCGTATTGAGCACGATTAACGGTCGCTTTCGTAGTTCGTAAGGTTATTGGAATCTCTTTAATTTCGTGATGCAACGGGCCAGTGACACGAACAGTTGCGAACCAGTAGTGGTATTTAGGTTCTATGATTGTTTCAGCTTGATCCATGGTGAATCCTCGTGCGTTTAAAAATAATGTCTATGTTAGTATCGCAAGCCACGCAGGTATTGTGGTTAATTAAGGAGTAATATACTTTTTCACTCCTCCATGCTATCTCGACTATTATACACTGTTTTCGGTCTTCGGTAAAAGCCATTCCTCGATGATAAAAGAAGTTATTCTTGCTCGCTTCTAGTTCTAAGAGTTTTTGAGCTTCATCATACTTTTCTCTTATGCTCATTTAACACCTCGTTCCATACTTTATCAGAAAAATAATGACCGCGATTACGAAGAGATTGACGCCAAGCAGCACCATACGGGAGTTTACTGAACTTCCGATGCTTACTTAAAATAAACTTTATGATGTGTTTCTCTGCTTCAGGGCACTCAGCGTCAAAAGATTCTTTTGTTTGCCAAGAAAACTTTATCGGATACATTAAAGCCACTCCAAATAGTTATACCATAATAAGCTATTTTATTATGGATTGTAATGTTCCCATAAATTTTTCAAAGTTTCCGCGGTAAATGTGAAGCCATAAGACCCACCATTAAAGTGGCGACGACATAAATAAATAGATAAGTAATTCATCTGCTCTTTGGTCAGGCTTCTTAACTTAGTTTTCACGTAAGTCTTACGATATTTACTCGCATCCGCAAGAAATGCTCCGACACTGCTGTAATGACAAAACTGGTCTTTCCCCGCCATGCGACTCTCCTAGTAAGTCTTCAAGGTACTTAACCATAAATTCAACTAATTTCCAACGTTTTTCAACCCGCCAAAGATAAGTGGTATCAAGAAAGTCTCCATAATTACCTTCAACCGGAAACAAACAGCACCCGCTCCATAGCTCCCAGTTGACCACAGCTGAATGCAAAGTCGTTTCGACGGTGTCATAAACTAAATCCCTTTGATACATGTGGTTGCAGGCGTTTCGTAATACAAAACATAAAGCACCGCCTATGGCTAAATTACAACCTTCAAGTACTAAATGCCCTTGATTACAGGCAACAATAGTTTCCTTATGCTTTAGCATGATTTTCATGGTCTTTAGCATAATACTTTGAATTTCGAGTATTTTATCTTCTAGTTCCATTATTTAAATCTCAACAAAAGTTTAAGGTCTTCCACCGACTCTGCTAAAACGTTTAGAATTTCTTCGAAATCGTCTTCGTCAATACCGTGCGGTACATTAGAGGCGTCCCATCTATCAATAATACGTCTTTTAGCTTCATAAGCTAAACACTCTTCCTCGGTATCAAACCAACGAATAGAGTTTTCTGCTTGAAACTTAATGATTCTTTTCATCAGATTAATCCTTTTAATGCGTCTAAAACTAAATTTTCAATCGCACGACAAGTAGGGCCATCGCCTTTTTCATAAGCCTTTTTATACAACTCCCTTTCATTTGATAAACGTGTCACCAAACTACTTGACAAAGCAGTAGTAAGTTTAACTTTGGTAGCTTTTGTTAACGCCTCACGTTGAAAAGCAGTCCATGTGGTAATGTCGTCGTGGTTAGCCCAGCGGCACAACGCTTCAGGCTTCTTTGCCATACGAATAGATTTTTCATCTATTTCACACTCAAAGACATAACCTAAGTATCTTGACTGCGTTTTAGTCGCCTTGACGGTAAAAGAATGCATGACATTGCCTTGCTCGTCAATTTGGTCATACGCCATTATAAGGTTGACACCATTCCAACGTAAACCTTTACTTAAAACTCTGCCAGTTGCCATGGTTCACCTATTTTCCATTTTTGACTTTTAACCAAACCCGTTCGGCTACCTCGATAGCTTCTTCTTCATGATAACCCGAAGCAATTAAAACAGACGCGGCGTTAGTAATGGCCACAGTCTCGATGCTCGGGTCACTTAGCTCGGGTGATGGTACAACTTGCAAAGGTTCAGTTAGAGAAAAACGTTTTGTGTATGATTCAGCTACTTCATACGCATAATCGAGATCGGCAAAATAAGTGATATGATTAGGGTTACTGACAAAAGGCGAGTCAGAACCAATCGGAACTAAACTCAAATACGCATGGTTTGAGGGATGCTTAATTGCATACATGATACTCTCCGAAGCTTGATTAATGATAAGGTGTGTGTGTTTGTGTGTGTAACCCTATTATATAGCGATTAATGGTTTAATCAAAGGCACTTTTTGAAGTCATTTGATGATTTTTAAAAAATTTTACTCAACAGACTAAGGAGGTGATTTTAGTTTTGATTTTTCAGGTGGGGTAGCGGGTGGCACCCACCCTCCGCACATAAAAAACCCCCATTATAAAAACGGGGGTATCCAATTGGTAACGATTTCCATTTAGTCTAAATGATTAAGTTCCCCGACAAGGTCCTCAATTGCTTTATAAGTATAATTATTATAAAAGCTTTTTAACAATGCCAGTTTGGTTGCTTTGGGTAAGGTATCAATACATAGGTCACAGTCACCATACAGGAATTCTAGACAAATGTCACCATCTTTTTTATTTATTTTAAGACTAAATATTTCAAAGACAACCGTATAAGGGTTAAACATATAAATAATTTGCTGTAAATAGTGTTGCCCATCATTTATTTCAGCCACCTTAAATTGGTCTGTTGCTTTAAAATAATTTAATTGGGTGCCCTCTTCTGCCGTGCCCATAATATTAATGGCAAATTGGTCATATAATGCATTTAATACATTTAAATTTAACATGGTGTGTTGCTCCTTATTTAATAAATTAATTATAGACTAAAAAATTTAATTAGTCACCTTATTTTTTAATTATTTTTGATTAATTATTTTTATATATTAGTCTATTTATTATAAATATTATTAATTATATATTATTTACCTTTTAATATAATATTATATATTGGTATACCTTTAATTTTTAATATATTATTAAATATTAATCTATTATTTAATATATTATAATTTAATAGTTTATAATTATATAGATTAATATTTAATAGATTATAATTTCCTGACATGTATTCTAATAATGTAATAAAAAGGAGTATTTGCTAATACTCCCTGATCCCCCTGATCCCCCTGATCCCCCTAATCCCTCTGTTCCCTTTCAAGAATTTTATTAAATTCTCTTACTAAATCTTGGTCATCAAAAGGATGGTTACCATACACATTGTATTCAATTCCTGCATCAGTTCTATCTGATTCAATTTGTACGGTGTATTCATTACCGTCTGCATCTTCTACGTTAACTGTGTAAGTATTAGAATCTGCTAATTCAAAATCTGTAATATACATGGCGTTGCTCCTTTAATTTATAATTTATTATAGATCAACTTTTATAATTAATCAACTATTATTTTAGCCTCGCCACTAAAAATAATTAAGGGAGGTATTTACTTACCTCCCAATTACCCTAATAACCTATTGCCACCAGCCTTATTTTGCCCGTAACAAGCAGATAATAAGGAATATTACCGCTTTAATTAACCCAGTAACCACTAATTTGAAATAAACCATTAGTTTTTACCTTCCAATCGTTTTAATTGGTAAAATGCTTGGTATTGGGTACGGGCAGTGTTATAGGCAATCCCAGCCTCAACACACATTTGGATAATTTCTGAACGTTTTTTACCCCAATTTGCGTCCGCAATTTCCCAAACCAATTTTACTGGATTTTTAGCTGTAGATTTAACCACAACAACCTCAACTGGCTTCCAAGTAAGCAGTAACTGCGGGTTATAACCCACCATTTCTTCAACGCTTGGTAATTCAACTGGAGCGTCAATCATTTCGTAAGCCCAACGCTCACCAACTGCATAGATAGCAACATCAATTAGGTTTAAACCAGCAGTTTTAGCAGCACGTTTTGCATTTGCTTTAGAAGAATATGTATTCATTTTTGAATCCTCGTAACTTTTGAATGTTTGTTTCAATGATTAAATTATAGAACAGGCTGATTAATTAATCAACATTTATTTTCAATCTTTTTTGGTTTGTTTACCGCACCATAAGATACATAGTCATGCTTTGGAATGCAAGTCAATGATCCGACCGGTTGACCATCAAGGTCTAATAGAATAACAGCAAAGTTTGCTTTATCGCCTTCGAATACCATGGTATTAGAATAGCTAGTAGTTTGTAGATTCATGTCGATGCTCCTTTATATTAAGATTAATTATAAATCAGCTTGATTAATTAATCAACAATTAATTTGGATATTTTCTTCATTTAACAAAGAAAAGAATTCTGAACAAAGTTGCATAAACTCGTTGACTTCTTCTGAGTTATATGGAATTAAATCAAGTGCCCAAACATGGAAACCATTCTCGTTACCTTGTTTAATTTCGCAAGATGCCTCAACGGTTAGCAACTCATTGTTTTCAACAAAAGTCCAAAACAAGTCTTCGATACTATTATACGCTTTTACTTCAACAGTTAATTTAATCATTTGTGTTGCTCCTTATTTATTAAAACCATTATATAACCGATTAATCAATTAATCAACTATTATTTTGAATAAAATTTTCAATTTGGTCTAGTTGGTCGTAAGAGGTGATAAATTCGCCGTTTTTACGTAAAAGGTATAAACGCTCAATTTTACCCATATAAGTAAAGATATGGGTTTCTAGTCTAAACCCTTTATAATTTGTTTGATAAACCATTTTAATTACTCCTTAACTGATAAGCTATTATTGCTCGAAATAAATAATTAATCAACTTATTTTTAGTTTATTTTTTAATCAATATTATTTACGTTTAATCAACGTTTTTATTGACGCCGTCTGATCCCCCTGTTCCATAGACCATGTGATCCCCCTGTTCCCTTTTTAGTTTAAACTAGTTGATAAATTAATCGTTGAGTAGTATAATATAACCATAACCACAGGGAGTTACAGACATGATTCAGATCACCTCAAGCAATTGCTTACACATTATATGGTTTTTTGACATAAACGGAAAGATCATAGCCTATACACATTACTGGACTAGTATCGGAATTGATCCGGAGTACTGGATCATATAAGTTGAGTAATTTGTGTCCAAATTTCAAAAATAAACGTTGACATGGAGTGCGCGGCGGCCGGCTAACCCAGCCTCACTCCATTCACAAATTCTTCCCCATTCCATTCCTCTCCTCTACTATCAAAATCTTCCTCAAAACATAGCATCAAGAATCATCACTTTAAATTATACCAGTACTCACCCCAAAAGTAAGCAATCTACCCAAGTTTTCCCAATTTCAATAAGTTACAGCATTTTCTAGCATTTACTGATTTCTAAATACCTAATAAAAACAATTACTTATATTAATTTATTTATTTTATTTATTTCTCAATATCCTTTAATAACAATAAGTTACCTTAAATCATTAAAAACCATGGATATTAAAATATTTTAAATCCCCAAAATCTCCCAAAAACATTATATGTTTTCATATAATATAAGTGAAATTTATTTATAAATATCAATAGGTTATATGGAATCATTAAAAATTACTGAAGTGAAATTTATTTATAAATATCAATAACTTATATAAATCTATTAAAAAAAGCTGATGTGAATTTATTGTTATATTTCAATTAGTTATCGCAATTCGACAGCAAAAGGGGGACCCCCCTACCCGTTTTCAGCAAATTTTTATAGATTTTCTTTATTTTGGGGAAAAAAGGGGTGGGTAAATTGGGTTTTGCAGGGTTTTTTCGCTAAAGCCTTGAAATATATAATAAAACTCACTTCCAGCTTTTTTGAAACTATTACCTAACCCTTTGAAATACCTCAATTAATTTCACTTATGCTTTTTTCAATAGATTTCGCTAACCTATTGTTTTTCCTCAATTAATTTCACTTATGCTTTTTTCACTCTACTCTGCTTGATTGCGCCCTTGACCCATAGACTGTGGTCAAGTAGACTTTTTCTCTTAATCCCTATATAATAGCGGTATAATCATCCTCCTCAGGAGCAAACAATGAAACTACTCTGTATCGGCTTACGTTTAAACCATAGAGATAAACTCTCCCTCTGCTACTATCATGTAGATGAAAACAATGAAATCGATTACGACAAGGACATGATTGTTGAGCCTCGTTCGGGCGTAACCCTTAATCGTGTTGGCCGTATTTATGACGCATATTATGGTGGGCGTAAGCTTTATACTGGCTACAGTACGGAGTTCTACCATGACGCAGAAGCCATAGAAGAATGGGAACTTGAACAAAAAGAAGATGTCAAAGCGGCTAACTTAAAAACCCAGCCTGCTATTAAACAATGGGTTTGTGCTGGCATTTATAAAATAGGCAAAGGATGGGAGTTGTTCTATCACCCAGTACACAAAAGAATACCGGATCTCAGCATTCAAAAATCTTTTCCAGCTACAAGGGCGGATAAAACTCGTGTTGGTATCATTTATGATGCACTGACCAGTGAAAACGGTGAGCTGAACCTACGTAATTCGCCAAAAGGTTATGTTCGTGGGGATTACATGGTGCAATGGAAAGAACGTCAAAAAGAGCAGTTAAAACTATATCCATATCTCAAGTAGTTTGGTATAATCCATAATGTGTAGTGTGTAATGTGTGTTTTTAATTTAACTGAGGAAATAAACCATGAAAAAAGGTTTTGTTTTAATGCATAAGAGTGGCTTGTTCTTCGCTGGTGCTGACTATACCAATGATCTACAAAAGGCTGCTTTCTTTTACAGGGATGAACACCAAGTAACTGATTCGATTCATATCCCTGTATACGAAACAGATGAAGAGGTGCTTTCTTCAACCAATGAATCTACTACCACCTTTGTTATCTACCAAAACAACGATGGTTTCTTTATTGATGCAGAAGGTACGGCTTTCAGTGAAGACATTAACGAGGCTTATGTTTTCTCAGAAGGTCCGTTGCGCACCATGAGAGACCCTTACAAACAATTTCTTGTGAGTGTGATACCGACTTACCAAAGAACCTTAACCATTTGTACTGAGCAGGCTAAAGTTGAACCAACTCCACACGTTGTGGTTACGCCTGAAGATCAGAAATGGCCACCAAGTGCAATCCCTGAAGGACTCTTATCCATTGCAGACGCTATGTTTAAAGTCGATAAAGCTTAGGAGGTTCATATGGGACAGCTTATAGCAATACCACAAGATATACGCTTTGGCGTGATGTATACTGAAACCAAACGTATTATCAGCTTTGATGGTTACATTTATGGTTTCGGTGAAGCTCCGGAAGAAAGCTATGACTTAGAAACTGCTCGTGCATTATATGCTCGAATGATCTCAGAGGGTCATACAGATAAAACCATTACCTTGTTTATGTACAGCCCTCAAACCATAAACGATGATCGTCAGCCTTTTCCGGTAGACGAAGAATATTATACTCGTGATGCCATGTTTAGCGCTTGTTACCCTGAGCATAAAGATTATGGCCTAACTTCGGAGTTCCACTAATGAACTTTAAGGAGCACAATTATGAGAAGTGAGTTACTTAAACTGGTAGACCAAGCAGCTTCATTGAACCTTGTTATGCCTACCCAGTTTTTGATTGATGTTGGTGCGGTTGAACTTACTAACCAATTAGTTAAAGAAGGTTTTATGCTCCCAGCCGCACGTAGAGCTTTCCAATATACTTTCCAAACAAAGTGGGCAGCTTATTTAGAATCTTTAAAAAGTTATGTGGATGAACATTATGAAGAGAATACCGACCATGACAGTTGACGTAGTGACCGAGCATCATCTAAAACTTAAATTATCTAAAGCTAATTTTTGGTTGATGGACTTTGATTGTACTCACGGTGCTTGTAAGGGAGAAGGATGCCCAGTCAATATAGGTAATGAGCAAACAGATATGATCTCAAACTATGGTTGCTTACCTGAACCTATTGACATCATTAAAATGAGAGCTCTTGATGGGCTTACATGGGCGTGTCATGACGACAGTAGTAAACCATGCATAAGTGGTATAAAATTATTAAAAGGATTAGGTCTTCCCTACAAAGTATTAACTTTACAAAGTGAGTGGTAATTATGTGTAAATCCACTTTAGATGAAATACTGTTAATGGCTCTCAAATATAACTGCGAAAATGCACCTCCGGATGTGAACAACGCCGTTCTAATTTATGATGACGGTGAGGGTGCTATGGGTATGTATACTTACTGTTCCAATGAAGTTTTGTATAAGCATTTAATGAATACCATTATCCACATGCACGGAGCACATTTTAGCTATGTACCAGCAGAAGAATACGTGCAAGCTATTACAGAAGCATTAAAATTAAACCTACTTAAAAAAGATGGCTTTATAACCGCCAGTGGGCTTAAATCGTGATTACATACAAGCAGATTATTGCTAAACGCTTTGCCAATCGGGCAGACCGTAAACGAGCTACATTCCCTGAAATCCTTATGGTTAGTCAGGACATTTTAGATACTTTGAAAAAAGAAGTATCTGCACCATTTTACACTAACGGTACCATCCATAACTTTGCAGGCAATTATTGCTTGGTTATTGAAAACGAAGAAAATTTTTACGAGTGGTTTTATATTGAGGATCTCGAAAATGGACAGCATGAACAAAGCATCTTATCCACATACCATATTCACCGATCAAGTAAGACTGATGCACAAACTAGCCTATCGACGGGTTAGTCAAGGTACTCTTTTACGTATGCATCACATACTCCGTTCGTCATGTCAAATGAACGGTTTAGAGGCAACAGCTAAATCCTTTTGCACTGATCTTTTCTTTAATAATTTAGATCAAAGAGAAGTTCAATACATACTCGAGCTTGCATCTTCACTTATTGAATTTAACCCACAGGTAAAATCAGATCATATACGTTACCTGCAGTTTCTTATGAACAGCCTTTATATTCAGGAACGCCCACCAATCAGTACAGCTGGTGGTATGCTCTTTGGTATCTTTGGAAAAGATATGAGCGTACTCGACGACGATGTTAATCATCCATCCAGTAGTTTTAAATTCCTTGGTTTGCAGTATAATCTATATATCGTAGACAACAGAACAAAGGTATTCTTAAATAAAGAGGAATACCGTACGTTCAAGGAATATTCCAATGCGCTCATTAAACCCTATCACATTATCACCCGAATTGCCGAGTGGTTCGGAAATTGGCGATACCCTGCTGTTCATTGATGCTGATGGCTTGGTTAAAGCTGGGGAAATAAAAAGTATTGACCACAGCTTTAGTCAGGCTCTCTATGTAGGTGAAGTATCCCATTTCGGGTATAACTCTCAAATGCAAGGCTTTATCTACTTTGGAGATAAACTTTGAAAAAATTCAAACACAAAAGAAGAACAAGGCAACCCGCAAAAATACTTCTACCTGAAATTAGATCTTATGCCCAAGAAAAAGAAGAATTTAGTTTCGAGCTTTTTGATCCAAGCTGCATTAAATCTTTTCTTCGGGCTATGCGGCTTCGAGGTGGATCTCTAAACTCAGTTAATATCACAAACCACGATATTATACTTACCTCAGATTCTACTGTTAAATTAGTAAATCCAAAACAGTGCAGCATAGGTTCTGTATATGGACCAAGCCTATCATCTCAGCAAAATTATGTTAAAATTCCACTAATCGAAGGGCTATCATCTTTTCAAGTAATCTTAGCTAATGGGCAGACTTTTGTTGTACAGTTCTTTATCTGTAATAGGCTAAAAGTCCTTAGTATTCAAATAGGTGCAATAAAATGACGTTCAAACTAAACCCTAACTTACTAGAAGATTTAAACAAAGTATCTAATGCAGTTCTAAGCCCTCATCTTATAGATGATACGTTTTGGGGGCGTAAACGTTGCGGTGTTTTTTGGTTTAAAGGTGCAGTAATATCTCATGGTGAGCTAAGTCCTGGCGTACTTCAAGAGCGTAAAGACTGGTGCTCCGAACAGGCGTATGAAATGACCCAGCAAGCCGGAGCTGTCTTTGATTTTATGATTCACCATAGCTGTGGTCACGTTCCTGATCTTGAACCAAAAGCTTTAGTTCAAATTGAAAAAGCAAGACAGCGCTATCATCAATTTACTCAGGGCAGAACTAAAATAGGAACTGCGAAAGTAGTTGAGTAATTTAAGAATTTAATCTATAATTGATTTATCAATAACCAAAGGACAATCCTTATGCAAACATTCCAAGAAGCCAAAGCAATCGTAGAAAAAGCCATTACTATTTTCTATAATTCAAACGGGCTAATTCGACCACACGTATTATTGACAGGGTCTTCAGGTTCAGGTAAAACTTACTTGGCAGAAACTTTGGCCAATGCAAAAAACTTACCATTTTTAGAGGTCAACGGGGCTCAGCTGACCAACGAAGGTATGTCAGGTAATTCTTTATCTAAAGCACTGGTACCGCTCAAAAACTATGGTGAGCAGTTAAACGTTATTTTTATTGATGAGATTGACAAACTTTTTGTCAATGGGGAGGATATTTTAGTTGGGCGCGAAGTTAAAATTGGAGTACAAAACGAACTCCTTAAAGTCATCGAAGGTAAGTCAACCGATGTTATCGGAGACTACGGTAAATATCAAACGGTCAATGTATCAAACACCTTGTTTATCTTCGCTGGAGCATTCAACAACACCGAAAATATCACCTATGACATTCTGCGCGATTTTGGTCTCCGCAACGAGTTTCTTGGGCGCCTTGGTGTTCTTGTGCATGTCCCTCGCCCATCTTTAGAGCATATTGCAGAAACCTTGCCGAATAACCAAGTATTCCAAACATACTGCAAAATGTTTAATGTGGATCAAACTACCGTATTTAACTACATTATGGGTATTATTGCTAAATACCATGAACATAATAATTTAGGTCTGCGTTTGGTGAATGCTTTATTGCACGCTTACTTTATGAACAAAGGTAATATACCTGAGCATGTAATTGCTGCAATCTGCGTAACTAAGCCAACAGTACTTATAGATTTTAACCAAAAACAAAAAAGTATGGGTATTCAGCCTCTTTCTTTTGAAGAAAGTATGTAATATAATATTCCTGTAAATCCTCAGTTTCGCCCAGCTTTTGCCACTCAGCTGGGCTTCTTTTTGTTTGGAGAAAACATGGAAAATCAACATCGTAAGATCAAAGGTTATCGAGACCTCAGTAAAGAAGAAATCGACTTAATGAACCGCATTAAAGAAAAGGGTGCTGAATTACTTTCTTTACAAGCTGAGCTAGTTGGTCGACTTGATATAGATTTTGAAGTAAAAAAAGGTTGCTGCATTTAACTCGCAACTTGCACCTAATGATTTTGCTAGTGAAGAATGTCAAGAACTTGAACGCTTCAAAGCAGCTGAACCATTACGTTGGGCTGCAATTGGTAAAACAGATATTCAAACAGGGATCATGGCATTGGTTCGTGCAGTGGCCCAGCCTACTACTTTCTAATTGATAAGACATGTGCAATAATAAAACCCACTCTAGGGTGGGTTTTATTTTTGTTTGGAGAAAACAAATGTACCCATCGCACAGCGTGATTTTCCAGCAGCTAAGTTTAGCCCTAGAATCCCTGTTAAGTTGGAACGAATTTGATAATACCAAGTGTATTCGTCACAATTTAAAAAACTATCTAACAGCAAAGGTACGTTTATACGATACGGTTGATACTTATCTCGGAGCATTTGATCAAGCAGTTGTGGACAATGGTTTAGCAGATAAGCTTAACATAGGTAAGGGCGATAATTTATGGGAAGGGGATAACGGTAAACTACGTGATGAAATTATTGAAATCTTAGCTAAATACTTATTGGCTATTCGGAATATCGTGTGTAATTAATTAAATCGTGCTATATTTTTATTTCGGAATATCGTGTGGATTAATTAAAATGAAAGCTACAGAATTTGTAAAAAAGTTTGGGATTGAACACGCTAAACGTATTTATGCAAATGCATACAAAGGGACAACACGATGCAGAGCTGATTATGAATATTTTTCAGAGAAAAATGGTGAGTGGTTCAGATTTGAAGATGGATTCAATTTGTATGCTGAAAAACCTTGCATGCGTACAACTGTGGACTTAGCTGAATTAAAAACTATAATTGATTCACATGAATTGATTATTAGTTGGCGCTTGCCTGAAGATTGGCGAGATGCCAATCATGAAGATGTGCTTGGTCTTGATGGTGCGGCAATGTATTTGGAAATGTTTGGAGGACATGAGTTGGTGGGTGATGAATTGGATCGTTTTGAACAAGCAATTGAAGATGTTAAAGCGTCCCAATGATTGATATTTTAAGCCTATCCAACTGGACTGTATTAAGCACCGAAGAAAGTGAAAACTTAGTCATTAATGCTGAATACAATATACAGCCAAATGCTTGATCCTCATTTGAGGATAGATCCAGATGAGAAGATGACAGGGAAAGAATTTGACGACTTACTTGAGAGTTTAATTCGCTGTGAGTGTTGTTTGAGACTACTCACGCCATTTGACTATTCAGCTATCTGTATTACTTGTACAGAGAGATTTCCACACTTAAAGCCATTTAGATACCCACCTTTACCAATTAAAGATTCCACACCTTATTCCGAATAGCCTATTTATTAGATTATATTATGGATAAGGTTAAGGATCATTTTGATAATTGACTTGTCTTTATTACCTTGGTAATATTCCCTTGTTGGTGTTGGTATTGCTACCTCTGAGAACATTGCTAAATAAAAAGCCACTATAAAAAGTGGCTTTTTGTTTATCTACAGGTTACTGGAACTTGTCATTGATGACGTAGCATTCCATTTTCACTTTGATACCTTTTTCGGTTAACTGGGATTGAGGTACCATGCTCAATTCACCCATTTCTACCAAGGCTTTCATAGCTCCATCTAATGCACGGTTCGTATCTCCACTTTCTTGGAAATCTGCAACGTTACGGCAACGTCGACGGATAAAACCAATAGGTATAATATCTAGTTTGGCTACAACCGTATTCTTAACATAACCAAGACGGGTACGATAATCCATGCTAAGGTATTGCTTGCACTGATCAAGGATAAAGGTTTCTCGTTTAACTTCGCTACTGGCAACTACCCCATTCTCAAAGTTATCTAACATTTCCTGAACATCATCCATAACAATTTTCACCGCATATTGAGCATTGTGCATACTAATAATTGGTTTTAAATAATTATCACCAATGGCTAGTATTGCTGAGAGTTTAAGCGCCTTTAGATGGGCACGGTTCCAAAGTTGTTTACAAGCGCTGTTTGCCATATCATCATTAATACGATCATCGCAGTATAAGTCGAAACGGTCTAGGTATTGCTGGGCATCAGGGTAACAACCAACTTGATTGCATTTATTACTGGTATCGCAATCAATGGCCACAGTAGCAAGGTTCTTTAACCGCTCGACCAATATCTCGCTCGGTGGATGGGCTGCGTTCGGGTTACGCTTGGGTCTCTTACCTCGGTAATTAAAAATTAAAAAACGTGGCAGTAAACCATCTGCAATGTTAGCTGTAGTTAAACGCCCATAAAAGGTCTCCGGTGTAGTATCGCCAATAATGGTTACGTTCGGAGCTCTAATTGTTTGGGTGTTTTTATCTGAATCAGCATACACCGTTGGTCTTAGGTATTGTTCCCAACCTGACTTGGAGTAAAGGTCTAAGAGAACACGATGGAATGTCTTATCAGGGCCTGAAGCTCTAGGATCGGTTAAACGCGCCATGGTTAAACCAAACTCGCCCATCACAGAGAAGAATGATTTTTGTTTATCTAAAGCTCGGATCATTGCTTGACCTGAACCAAAGTTTGCAGGACCTGCAAAATTCTCAGCAACTGGAATACTGTCAGAAATTGCCCTAATTAAACGGTCAATACCTTTTGAACCATCTTCTTTACCCGAACCAGTATCAGCGCAAACTACTAAATATTGGTTTAACCCAGTATTCGAGTAATTGTAGGCTCTACCAATCATACCCGACATTAAACCGAGAGCAGCAGCTAAAGCTACTTTTTTGATCGGGCGTTGTGCGGAGCTGTAAATGTATTGAGCTATTTCACCAGTTAATCCTGAAGGAAATGTAAAGGTTTGATCCTCTACATTTACCGTTTGAGGTTTGATTGGTGCAGCCTCGATAGTTTCAGCTGTAACTGGTGGAGGTGGTAGATCGATTGGAATCTCCTTTATCTCAACAGGTTGAGCTTGGGTAGTTCTTGCTCTACCGATGGTAAAATCTAAATATTTATCATTCTTCAAAGCTTTATCACGTTGAGCTAGCTCTGAGAATCTAAATATTCGTTTAACCTGTTCATTTGATGGCGAATAAAAGGTTAGTATTGACACAAGGGCTAAGTCAGCTTCTGATTGAGAACCAAAGCCAAGTTCTTCCCAACGCCCAGCACAAAGCATATCAAACTTTTCACCGTTAACTGCATCCGATGCCATAGTCACGATTTCAATATCTGATAAAACTTCATCCCCGTCTTCGTAGTCAATGCGCATGGTTTGCGTTACATGCATCATGCTATACATATTATCGAGAATTTCTTGACAATTCATAATAGCAGAATTACGAACCACCTCACCAGTGAATACCATGTATCGACTGTGGCTATAAATCTCAACATTGTCACGGTGAACAGCTGAAGGGATGATACCTCTACATACTATATGGTAACCCGTACCTGATGTAGATTTTTCAGTGTAGCTATGAACGTTGTCTAAAATACGTTGGTGCAGTTCAAGTTCTTCAGGTGTACATGGCTTCTCGGGTTTATTATCCAAGTCGATAATGGTATAAGGATCCCAAGGAGTAAGTACAAAACCGATTAAAGGAGCTCCAGCCTGAACTGCTTCACTGAACGTTCCCCAAGAAGAAGGATCAGTAACACTGGCTGGTTTTCCAGTCTTTGGCGTTCTTGGCTTTTTATCAGGCCATGCCACCACCCATTGTCTGAGCTCTGTCAGCTCTAAAGGAATATTACCGTAATTCACTTTTCTTCCTTACGCATTAATGGTTTACCACTTAAGTGTTCATAGATTGTTTGTATTTTATTAACTGAGGGATCTTTGATGTCCCCTCGTTTAAGTTTAATTACCCAATCGTATTGCAGATTAGTAGCGGCAGCAATGGCAGCTATATCTGTTCTACTATTAAGTAACCTAACTGTCTCCTCATAAAGGCTTGACATTGTTTACTCCGTCTGTTTTGCCTTTTATATAATAACAGTAGTATGTAATTTTTACAATAAAATTTTATTGAACCATATGATTGACTTAATCAGTAGTTTACCCTATAATGGGATTACACCAACACAAGGTCTATCGGAGACTTCAAATGATTAAAAAAGAACGTGACAAACTTATTCAAGATTGGCATGCCGCAAAAGCAGAAGTTGCAAAACGTAAAGAAGAACTAGCACCATTTGAAGCTACTGAACGTAAGCTACGTCTTCAACTTACCAGTTTATTTCCTGAGATTGTCGAAGGAACTAAAAATGTACTTGAATTGGGTAATGGCTATTCATTACGTATTAAACAAACTTATACGCGTAAAGTTGATACCGCAGTAACTGAAAATCTACTTCCAAAATTGCGTGAAAAACAAGTACCTGTGGACATGCTATATAAAACAAGTTATGAACTTGACATGGCTATTTATCGTAAACTTAATGATGATCAAAAATCTTTGGTTGATGAAACATTTACCCTTAAACCTGACATGATTACAGCTGAACTAAAAACCCCTAATAAGGATCAGTAGTTCATTGTAAATCCCAATCAAGTCGAGCTATAATATATGGCTCGGCTAAAGGAAACTTCACATGGCTTTGAAGATTACAAATACTAACGAAGTAGCGTCAAACGGTATTAAAATAATCGTGTATGGTATTGCTGGTTCAGGTAAGACTAGTTTACTGGCCACAGTTCCTCGTATTGTTATTGTATCTGCTGAAAAGGGTTTATTATCTATTGTCGGTACTGGCATCCCTGTTCTTCTTATCGAGAGTTATGAAGATTTAGAAGAAGCTTACCAATGGCTTATCAATCCTGCTAATAGTCAGTATTTTGATGCAATCGGACTTGATTCCCTAACTGAGATTGGTGAAGTAGTATTGGCGAAGGCAAAATCTTTGTATAAAGATCAACGTCTTGCTTATACTGAATTAGCTGACAAAACAATCTCTTTAATCAAAAAATTCCGTGATATTAACAACAAGCATGTTATCCTTATTTGTAAGATTGAAAATTACAAAGAAGACTTAACCGGTATCACTAAGTATTTTCCATCTATGCCCGGTGTCAAATTAACCAACCGTATACCTTATTTGGTAGACGAAGTTTTTTACCTTGGCCTTAAAACGGATCTGCAAAGCGGGCAAACGCAGCGCTATATCCAAACCCAGCCTGATCATCAAGTTGTAGCTAAAGATCGATCAGGTAAACTTAATACCTATGAACCACCAAACTTAGGTTACATCATCAACAAAATCAAAGGAGTTAGCAATGGCTAATTTAGGTATCAATTTTAATGCCAACGATTACGAAGCACCATCATTTGAGCCAATTCCAAAAGGCGAGTACCCTATGCAGATCATTGAATCTGACGTAGTTGAAAACTCTAAAAAGAATGGCCGTAACTTAAAACTAGTTCTTGAACTTATTGACGGTCCATACCGTGGTCGTAAAATCTATACTAGTTTATCGTTTGACAATCCAAATGATATGGCGGTTAAAATTGCACGTGGCTTAATCTCTTCAATCTGTCATGCAATCGGTATTGTAGCGCTTCAAGACACTACCCAGTTACACAACAAGCCTTTCTTAGGTAAAGTTGGTATTTCTAAAGGGCAAGACGGTTACGACGATTCAAACGATCTTAAAAGCGCTAAAGCATTGGCTAGCCAACAAAATCAAGGAGGCTTCGACCAAGGCTTTAATCAAGGTGGTTTCCAAGGTCAGAACCAAGGCTTTAACCAAAATCAAGGCTTTAACCAAAATCAAGGATTCAATCAACAAAATGGCAATGGTCAAGCAAATGGCGGTTTCCAAGCAGGCAACTACGGCCAATTCGCAGGGCAGCAACAAACAGCGCCAGTTAATACTGGGAACCAAAATGTCGGTAACGGCTTTAATGGTGGCGCTCCTGCTCAGAACGGATACCCTGACCAACAGCAAGGAAACCAGTTACAAACCCAAAACGGGAATAATGTAAACACAGGTTTTAGCGCAGCAGGTAGCCATCAAAATGGCTGGGCTCAAAACTCTAATGTACCTGTAGATAATTCTCCGGTACCTGATATGAATTTTGGTGGAAACCAAAACGGTCAAATGCAGGGTAACCAAGGACAGGTTCAAGGTAACCAAGGTCAAGGTTTTAACCAAGATCAAGGACAAAATCAAGCGGCTAACAATAACCCACCTTGGTTATAATTTAGATTTCGCTTAACCTTTGGAAAGCCCTTCATTGGGCTTTTCTTTTAACTGGAGAATACTAGTGGCAGCTTTAGATCACAATGCACAACATATTTATCAACCAATGGTTGATCTTATTAATACTAATTTAGAAAAAGATCAAGGAAATGCCTTTAGAAAAGCTTTAGGTCAATTATTGCCACAGTTAGAAGATGCTTACCAAGAAAAGAATATTCAGTTTCGATCTCATATGGGTGCGTCATTGCTGGGTAAGCAGTGCAAGCGTTCTATTTGGTATGGCTTCAACTGGGTTCAAGAACCAAATTTTGATGGTAGAATGATTCGCCTATTCAATCGAGGGCATTTAGAAGAAGCTCGATTCATGGCATTACTTGTTCAGGCTGGTATTGCGATTTGGTTTAAAAAAGAAGATGGCGGTCAATTTGCGTTTAGCAACTGCAATGGTCACTACGGTGGTAGCCTCGATATTGTAGCAAAAGGTATTGTCGGGTACGAAAACATACCATTTCTAGTTGAATGTAAAACCCATTCGGAGAAATCATTTCAGAAATTAATTACTACAGGCGTTGAATCATCTAAACCTGAGCATGTAATTCAGATGAATCAATATATGGGGCATTATAATCTAACCCATGCCTTATACTTTGCCGTAAATAAAAACAACGACGAAATATATTGCGAAATCATACTTTTCGATAAGAAAAAATTCGATTTTGAATTACAGTTAGCCCGAACTGTGGTCAACAAACGTACACCACCAATGCGCCATACAAAAGAAAAAGCTCACTTTGTTTGTAAATATTGCGAAGTAAACAAAATATGCTGGGATAAGAAACCGCCGCAGAAAACTTGCCGAACATGTAATAACGTCGAAATGATCGAAAACGGTAATTGGCGTTGTAAACTAACTATGGTAAACTTGGATAAAGAAAGCCAGTACAGGGCTTGCCACCAATATGTTTTACTTGAAGGTTTTTATTCTTAGAGATTACAAATGCCTATTCGAAATTACCAAAATTACGCCGTAGATAAAGCTTTTGAGGCTATGCAAAAACCATCTTGCAGGACAGTTATTGCAGCTCCGACTGGTGTAGGTAAGAGTTGGATATTAGCCGAACTAATTAAGCGCTTAATGACCATGTGGCCTAACTACCCTATGAGAATATTAAAGTTAGTTCATGTTAAAGAGCTTATTGAACAAAACTTGGATAAACTCAAGATCCATTTTCCTGAAGTTTCGGTAGGTGTATATAGTTCGGGTCTTAAAAGAAAAGAATTGAACTACCCTATTGTATTCGCTGGTATTGCATCCATATACCGTTTAGCTCAAAAGATTGGGCGTATAGACGTTTTACTGGTCGATGAATGTCATCTAATTGGAACTAAAGACAGTAGTATGTATGTCTCCCTTATTAGGGCACTACTGATTATCAATCCTAAGATGCGTATCGTTGGCTTAACCGCAACACCTTATAGACAAGGGTTAGGTCTTATCACTGATAGTGAAATCTTTGATGATATTTGCTGTGATATGACAACCCTTGAAGCTTTCAACTGGTTCTTCGATGAAGGTTATTTAGCTCGCCTGTCACCTATTGCACCATCCATTGAATTTGATGATTATGGCATCCGGACAACTGCTGGTGACTACAATGTTCATGACATGGATCGAGAGCTTAACCAAATATCTAAAAATGAATTAGTGGTAGATGAGATCATTAAATGGGCGGGTATAGAAAATCGACAGTCTTGGTTAGTGTTCGGTGTTTCTATTGACCATGTTGAGGCTTTAGTTGAATTGTTTAATAGTAAGGGTGTCAAAACAACTTACGTTCATTCAAAAATGAGTGATGCTGAACGAGATGCCAATATTCTTGCTTATAAAAAAGGTGAATACACTTGCATGGTTAACAACGGTGTATTGACCACAGGTTTCGACCATCCTGCGCTTGATCTTATTGCGGTAGTACGTTTAATCAAAGCTCCTAGTTTATGGGTGCAAATCTTAGGTCGAGGAACACGCCCTGACTATATTGATGGTTATGATTTAGATACTAAAGAAGGTCGTTTAGCTGCAATAGCTAATAGTGCTAAACCTGATTGTTTAGTTATGGATTTTGGTGGGAATACAGAACGTTTAGGTCCAATTAACCAAGTAGTTTTACCTAAGAAAAAAGGGCAGAAAGGCGGAACTCCACCGACAAGGCGATGTGCTTGTGGAGCGTTGCTTCATATTAGTGTAACCGAATGTCCTCGATGCGGTACTCAATTCCTAAGAGATTTAACGGCTAAGTTTGATTCTACAGCTAGCGATAAAGAACTGATTGCCCGTAAAAGAAAAGAAACAATACCGCAACCTGAACCTATAATTGTTAAGGTAAACGTGGATTCTGTGGTGCATAAGGTTAAGCATGCTCACGGGGATAAACCAAGCTCTATGGTAGTTACATACAACTGCGGCCTGTCCCAGTTTACTACCTACATTAACTTCGATCATCCTCAAGGATCATTTCCATGGCAGAAAGCCCGTAAATGGTGGAGAGACCATGTAGCTATGACGCCTTATTCTGATCTAGAACCACCTGCATCGGTATTCGAAGCTCTTAGTAGGACTAATGAGTTACGTATCCCTCAATCTATTTCAGTAGTAGCTAATTCGAAATGGAAAGAAATTCAATCATATGACTTCGATAACAAAGTAGTCTTAGAAACATAAATGTTATATAATTAATCTATACTAAGGAGAATTAGTAATGGGCAAGAAACAATTAAGCAAGCAAGATTACTGTAAAGAATTGGTAAGGGTTCAGCGTTCAGGCAAAGTACCTTTTTCAATCTTACGTTTAAAAGTTAATGGCTTAGACCATAACATGTACGTTAAATGCGTAAAATCCATCGCGATCGAAATCCTGACCTCTATGCGCGAAGGAAACCGAAGAAACGTTGTGGTTAAGCATAGTACAGGTTACCATATTGGTGAAGTAGAGCACGTTAACATTAACCCTGATAATGATGCTAAAAATGTTTCAATGCGTTGGGTGTATAGTGTTGTTCCTGAATGCCCTCAATTTTACCGTGAACACCGTGCTGAATTAGATTTAATAGGATAATCGCCATGCCAAAGTTTGTATATATGATCCTTGAAGTTGATCAAATGAAATTAGCCCAATTGGGTGAATTAAACACAATTACTTCTAAGCAGTTTTTAGAAAACCCTGAAGCACGTATTTATTCAGCTCCAATTCAAGATTCACACAGCTACACTGTATTTAGTGAAAAGCAGTTAGCCGAATTATGTAAAAACGAAGGTATTTACGAAGAAGGTATGGCATACTTAAGTATGATCAATGTTCTGCGTTTGCACTTTGCTGAAAAGTTTAAGAATACCCGAGATACTTATAAGAGCTTTGAGTACTACGAAGCCGAAATAGCTAAGAAGATCAAAGAAAATCCTGACTACTGGGCTAAGTTTTTACCTGAAAAGCCAAAAGATATCCCTGAGAGCTTTAAAAGAGGTAGTGTTACAGGCCGTTCTAGCGCTGCCACAAGTAATTCAGGTAACCGTCCTCGTAATGCTGGGGCTACGGGTAAGGTATGGGAAATAGCGGATGCCACGATGGCGGAACACCCAGCTATTAAAGACCCAAAACAATTACGCCCTCTTATTATTGAGGCCTGTGTTAAGGCTGGTATCAATGCAGCCACAGCGGCTACACAATTTTCTAAATGGAAGGGATCTAAATCATGGGCTTAAAAGTATTTTATACTACCTGCCCTCGAGAGTACGCTGAATTTTTAGCCGGCGTACCAAATTTGCGGGTAGTAAATGTTACGGCTATTAACGGTACACTAGTGCTTACCTACTATGAGCATATCCAAAGCCGTAGACATGTAGTGCTAATTGGTCGTTTCGATGATCAAAAAGCCGCTATTTTTCATGAAAAACTACGTGATCTGAAAAATTATATCAGTAACGCTGAAATAACTATCCTTGGTGTAGGTAATCAGGCAGTATACAAGGTAACAGGCCATCCTGTTGAAGGATCAAATTGGGAAACATTTATTCAGCTTTTAGGGTTGACCAAGGTCTAATCTTGTATTAATATACATTCTAACAACGAGAAAATAGTTTTCTCATTAAACAAACCTAATTGGAGAAGTCGTCATGGCTAAACAAGAGCAAGCAGCTAAAACTGCAGAAGCAAAAACTGAAATCGTTAAAGACGAAAAGAATGGTGTAGTACGTCCTGGCCCTGAAACAGCAACAGGTCGTGTATGGGCGATTGCAGATACTTTAAATGCTTCGTCTACTGAAGAAAACCCAATTACACGCGCAGCTGTAATTAAGCAAGCAGAAGCTCAAGGTATTAACGTATCGACTGCTGCTACTCAGTATGGGCGCTGGCGTACATACAATGGCTTAGCAAAAGAAACTGCTAAAGCTGTTGTGCCAAAAGCTGCAAAAGCTGCAAAAGCAACTAAAGAAGTAGCTCCTGAAGCAGTAGTTGAAGAAGCTCCTCAAACTGAAGGTTTTACTCTATAATTAGAGCGAAATAACCAAAATCCTCCTTTACAGGAGGATTTTTTATGCCAGTAGGAACATAAGGTTAGTTTAAACTACTTATGGTTTGATATATAATTTAATTTTACAGGAGAAAATCCAATGCCAATTAACACTCAGATCCAAGTGAAACAAGTAGTATCAGACGGAACTTCGCTTTTAGTGCATTCAATATTTTATACCATTCAAGGTGAGGGTATTTTTGCTGGGAGACCTGCAGTATTTATTCGTTTAGCAGGTTGTAATCTGCAGTGCCCTGCATGCGATACAGAATATACTGCCAATGCTAAAGAGATGTATGTTTGGGATATCGAAGCGATTGTTCGGCATAAAGCCATAAATACAAGCACACTTGTGGTCATTACTGGTGGAGAACCTTTCCGTCAAAGCTTAGGTAAACTAATCGATAATTTAACTAATTTATTTGGTTACGACGTTCAGATTGAAACTAATGGTACATTATTTGATGACAGCATTAATTATGATAACAAAAAACTGTTTATCATGTGCTCACCTAAAACTGGGTCTATAAACAAAAAACTAGCTCCACATATTACTGCATACAAATATGTAGGTGGTTGCGATGAACGCGCTATTCCGTATGGCAGTTTGATGGATAACCTTGATCCTCATGGGCTAGAAAATCATTCTTTGGCTTTAGACGGATTACCTAGACAAGCTCTTGGCCACAGTGCTGTACCTATTTTGGCTCGTCCTCCAGCTGGTTTCCAAGGCAAAATCTTTCTACAACCAATTGATCGCCAAGACCCTGAACTAAACAAATTTCATCAGCAGGTTGTAGTTGAATCATGTATGCAACACGGTTATACTCTATGTTTACAAATACATAAAATCATTGAGGTGGAGTAATGCAGCAGCTAGAAGAAAAACTTAGTCGATACCCTAATCAAGAAGTAATGGTTATTTTAAGTCGTGAACTTTATTACCAATTACTCAGAAATGAAGCATCTCTCATACAAATGGATGCCAAAACTATTACTCAGTTTATCTTTGGGAAACCCATTAGAATTTTAGACATCGCTGATATGTCTGATACCATAAACGTTATGACTATGCGCGATTGGAATGCGTATACTAAGAAACGTTGTATGTTTCATAGACTTATTACTAATGGTGAAGCTGCTGCTGATGGTAAATCAAAGAAAGCCCGTAAAGAAGCAATATATGAAGAAGCCCGTGGTTTTGCAGAAATGTGCGAAGGTTATGACCATTGGGAAATCCTTGCAAAACAGTATTTAGAATTGAATCCTGAAGGACCGCCTGATGATTTAATTGTGAAGACTTTTGACAGTAAAACAGAATCTCCTGCTGGCCGATGGGGATACCCATCAACAAAATAACAGCAAGTAACGAGTAGACTAATTTACTTAGATAAACTATAATTTACTTATCCCAACAACCATTCCACTCGAGGAAACCGAAATGGAAAAAACCAAGTGTCTAGTAGTCCTTTCAGGCGGACAAGATTCAACAAGTTGTCTAGCTTGGGCTAAAAATGTTTTTGATGAAGTCCATGCTATCAGTTTTAGTTATGGGCAACGTCACTCAATCGAGCTTGAATCAGCTCAACGTGTGGCTACCATTTTAGGAGCTAACTCTTTTGAGGTAATTGAACTGCCTGATAATGTATTGGCTGGGACATCACCATTAGTTAGTGGGTCTAATTTAGAGCAGTATGCAAATGCTGAAGCTTTACCCGATGGTGTAGAAAAAACCTTTGTTCCTTGTCGAAATCAAATGTTTTTAACCATTGCTGCAAACCGAGCTTTTGTACTTGGATGCACTAACATTGTTACTGGGGTATGTCAGGCTGATTATGGCGGCTACCCTGATTGCCGTCAAGACTTTATCAATTCAGTAGAAAATACCTTAAACTTAGGTACTTTTACAGGTGAAGATTGGTTAGTTGGTAACGTTAAAATTCATACTCCATTAATGAACTTAACTAAAGCGCAATCAATCGAATTTGCTATCGATAATGATGCTATGCTGGCTTTGGCGTATAGTCATACAGCTTACGATGGTTTATACCCACCAAAAGGCAAAGACCATGCAAGTTTATTGCGTGCAAAAGGTTTTGAAGAGTTTGGAGCCCCTGATCCATTGGTGGTACGTGCTTGGCGTGAAGGTTTGATGGATTTACCTGATACGCCTAACTATTCTTCTGAAGAAATCAACGTTTTGGAAGATCATTTAACACAGTTAGCTGGTGATTCTCGTTGGTTTGACTGGGGCGTTGTTCAATCGGTTTGTAAAGGTCTTAATTAATGTATCAATCTACCAAGCAATTTGGTCATGATCTTGGTATTAGTTGCGCTTTCCGTCAATGGGGCGCAACCCATAGCCATTGCTCAAAGATTCATGGCTACGCTATAGCTTTTAAGTTTACCTTTGAGGCTGAAGAGTTAGACGAGCGTAACTGGGTTCAAGACTTTGGTGGGCTTAAAGACCTCAAACAAGCTTTGATGGATACTTTTGACCACAAGCTAGTAATAGCTGTAGATGACCCTCAACGGGAAACAATAGAAAAATTACATGAAGCTGGTATTGCAGATGTAGTTATTGTTCCTTCGGTTGGTTGCGAAGCTTTTGCTAAGATTGGTTATGATATTGCCATGACCGTTTTAGAGCTAGATAAGCAAACTCGGGTACGCCTTGTTTCAGTAGAAGTTAAAGAACATGGTGCAAACTCAGCTTTATATTTTGGAGATAAATAAATTGAAAAAGCTTGATTTAACTAGCTCTTTAGAAGTAGTTGAAAATCATATTAAAAGTATAACAGAATCTTGGGGATTAGTGAAAAAAAGCCAAGATACCATATACTTATACCCTGCAAGCCCTGATCTTCTGCCATTGATTATGATGGTATGTAGTAAGGATGCAAACTTAGCTGTAACAGACCAATTGGTGCAAGCAGATATTTTGTTCATGCGACAAAATGATCCTGATCGTGTATCTTGGGAATCCACCATTAAAGAGTATGATTTGTATGTTGAATTTGTCTCTGAAAACATTCTTTTTCCTTGGCAGGAAGACCCAGCCTTTGTGCCATTTAATCAGAAAATGCTTGAAGAAGTTACTTATGATTTACTCACCTATTTACCCGACGACGAAAAACGTGAAGGTTTACTTGAAACCCCTAAACGTGTAGCAAAAGCATGGGCTAAATGGACTGAAGGTTACGACCAAGACCCTGCTGCAGTTCTAAAAGTGTTTGAAGATGGAGCAGAAGGTACCGACGAAATGGTCGTTGTACGTAATATCCCTATTTATTCAAAATGCGAACATCATTTAGCTGATATCTTCGGTACTGTGGACATTGCTTATATACCAAACGGTAAAGTAGTTGGCCTAAGTAAGCTGTCACGGGTAGCCAATATTTTCGCCCGTCGACTACAGGTTCAAGAGCGTTTAACTAACCAAATAGCTGACGCAATTATGACCCATTTAGAACCTTTAGGTGTTGGCGTAGTAATTCGTGCCCGTCACATGTGCATGGAATCACGTGGCTTGTGCCAACAAGGGCATTTTACGGTAACATCAGCATTACGGGGAGCTTTTAAAGAAGATTCTCGTACTCGCCAAGAATTTTTAACTCTAACTAACTCTGACAAGGGAGTTTAACATGGAACTTTTAAGTAAACCAAAGCCAGCCGAAGGATTTACCTATGATGGTCAAATTCAAAATGTAAGTGCTTGTATGGAATGGGTACGCCAACGAGGTTACACCATTAATACTGCTAGTGTTACCATGAATGGTTCTTCATGGGATATTCGTATTCAATACTATACTCCAGTAACTGGAGGGTATATTCCTTTATACCATAATGCTGAATTAACAGCTGGTTTTCATGTAATGATTGACGGTGAACCAAAGATCTATTCTTATGCAGACGAAACAGCTGCTTTACAAGAGTTTGATCAAGCACCCCAACTTTAAATAGTGTATAATAAAGGGGAGTTAATCCCCTTTATTTTTCTTTGGAGAAAGTAGAATGGAACCATTTGATACAGAAGTGAGAGCAAGAGCCCGTAATTTTGCTAAACACCTTACAGCGCAGCAGGTAGACGAATTACAGGACTTTTTAAATGGATTAGACGTGCACGAAGGTTTGATGTTGGAAAATAAATACCACCAATTATGTGGACGTCTTCTTGAACCGGTCATAGCTCGTTATTGGTTACGTACTGGAGTTATTGCTAAATGAAACTCTACCTTGCAGGTCTTTACACCTCAAACTTCACTAAACAAAGTCAACAGTTTTTACGTTGTGACGAGGCTGAACAGCAGGCAAGGTTAGACGTACGCTATTTTCTTGAATCTTATCACTATATCCACAAGCAGTCGTATGTTGATAAGATTCGAGCTGATGGTGTAAAGGTTTTCCTTGACTCAGGAGCATTCTCGGCATTTACAAAAGGCGTCGATGTTGACTTAGATGCTTACTGCAGATATATTCATGAGAATATGGATATTATCGAAGTCATTGATGGCGCTTTATGTGCTTCTGTTCTCGATGGTATTGGAGACCCGCATAAAACATACCTTAATCAAAAAGCAATGGAGCAAAGAGGTGTTAAACCTTTACCTTGCTTTCACTATGGGGAACCCGAAGAATATTTAGAGTACTACGTTGAAAACTATAGTTATATTACGTTGGGTGGTATGGTACCAATTTCTACCCCACAATTAAGATACTGGCTCGATCGTTTATGGTCTAAGTACCTTACAGATGATGAAGGTAGACCAAAAATTAAAGTTCATGGATTCGGTTTAACCGTACTTGAACTTATGACCAAATATCCTTGGTATTCTGTTGACTCATCATCTTGGGTACAGATTGCTGCGAACGGTAACATCCTTATTCCAAATAAAGGTATTTTAGCTGTTTCTGATACAAGCCCAAACAGACATGTAGCTAATCAGCATTTCGATACTTTAACTCCACCACTGAAAGAAGCGGCACGGGAATTATTAGCAAGTCAAGGTTTCGACATAGAACGTATGCGTACAGAGTATATCTCGCGTTGGGTATATAATTGCTGGGCGTTTACCCATATTAATAAACAACTTGAGAATAAAGAAGTACGCTTTGTTAGAGCGCAAGAGGAGTTGTTTTAATGCGTTTAAACTTACCTTTAGAATTTTTCTTGGTAATCGACGAAAGCCATTTACCTTTTGATGATATTCCTTGGCCATCTAATTTAGATGAAGTAGTGGCTCTTACCCAACATTCAATCAACAACGTAGATAAACGTACAGCAATTATGGTTTATTTCCCTAAAAGCTTAGAAATGGAAACAGCTGACGTAATTAGTACCTTGGTGCATGAATCCGTTCATGTTTTTGATTTTATGATGGATCACTATGGTGAAACCGTAATTGGTTCGGAAACGAGGGCATATTCAGTTGAGAATATTTTCAGCCAATTGTTTGACACCTATGCAACTTATAAAAAAGAATATGACGAAAGGAAGAAATAAAAATGCTCGAGCAATTAAAGTTTGTCCAAGGAGCTGTGGCCAAGAAAGACTATAACCCAGCTTTAACCCATTTCTCTATCAAAGACGGTAAGATCAAAGGATCTAATGGTAGTCTTACCTTGTGTGCACCAATTCCTTTGGATTTAGAAATTAAACCGAAAGCGGTACCGTTTGTAAAGGCTATTCAAGGTTGCAAGGGTAAAACTGTTCAAATAGGTGTTACACCAACCGGTCGCTTGTCTGTTAAGGCTGGTAAATTCAGAAGCCTAGTTGAATGCACCGACCAGCTATTTCCTGATTTAGAACCCGAAGGTGATTGGGTTTCATTTAAAGTACCTATTCTACCTGCATTGAAACATTTGATCGATTTTACTGGTGAAGATGCTTCACGCCAATGGTCTTTAGGTATTTTGTTTAAAGGTGACAAGGCGTATGCAACGAATAACATTATAGCCGTGCAATTTGAGCTTGGTAGTACTTTCCCTGTGGAAATAAACATACCGAAAACAGCAGTACATGAACTTTTACGTGTAGGTAAAGAACCAGTCGGAGCTATGGTAACCAATACGTCAATTACTTTTATGTATGATAAAAACCATTGGATTAGAACCCAGCTTTATGATCTAGGTTGGCCTGACCTAACCAAACTACTTAATAATGAAACGGAACTGAAACCGTTTCCTGAAGGAATTTTTGAGGCTATCGAAACTATTATGCCATTTGTGGATGATGGTACTCGGGTTTATTTCAAAGACAATCTAGTGACCACAACCCTGCATGATGCAGCAGTTGGCGCTACAGTTGAACTAGATGAAATGGTTCCTTACTCGGTGTTTAATGCCAAGTATTTCCTTAAACTAAAGGGTATAGCAGAGCAAATAGATTTATCTACTTATCCTAGACCTTGTTTGTTTAAAGGACCTAACTTACGTGGCGTTATCATGGGAATGAGAGAAGCATATGAAGTTGATTAAATGCGGTAATGTATTGATAGCCAATTACCTTTTTTCACCGAACCTTTACCATACTAGTCAAATTCATGATTATTTAGTATTTAACCGTGAACTTGAAGTTGGTGATTTACCAAAGATTGTAGCTAATTTCGGCGAAGAGATATTAGCTATTAAAAACATTCGTTCTATAGCCCGTGCAATGGATGCAAGGGCAAACGAAGAATATGAGGAAGCTTGCATAGCTTATCAAGAAATATGTGCTATTTATAGTATGTGCAAAACTTTCGATACTGTTCCGAAAGAGATTAATTACGGAAATACTCGAATTTATTTTAGAAAGCCTAGAGTAGTAGAGTTTAAAGATGCGAGCTGATGCAATTGGTTTGTTTTGGGAAGATATCCCAACAAAGAGAACAGCAGGTGGTGGTTCTCGGGTAATGCCGCCCATACCTGAAACAGGCTGGGTCAAACCAACTGAATTTCCTGATCTATCACGATGCCGAGCTATCTGCATTGATACAGAAACTAAAGACCCCGAACTTAAAAGCAACGGGCCAGGATGGGCTCGTGGCGTAGGCCATATTGTAGGAGTATCCATAGCCGTACCCGAAGGAGGGCGTTGGTACTTTCCAATGCGCCACGAAGTGGAACCTGAGGATAACATAGACCCCGACAAGGTATTGGCTTGGTTAAAAGATATCTTAGCAAATCCTAATCAACCAAAAATTGGTGCAAACCTAACTTATGACGTTGGTTGGCTTCAGCATGAAGGCGTCCAAGTCAAGGGTATGCTTTATGATGTTCAGTTTGCGGAAGCACTGCTCCAAGAAGATTCTCGTTTAGCTCTTGAAGTGATTGGTAAGAAGTACCTTGGTGACGGTAAAGAATCAGACCTGCTTTACGAGTGGTGCTCTAAATACTATGGAGGTAAACCAAACGGCGAGCAACGTAAAAACATATACCGCACACCTCCTCGTCTAGCAGGCCCATATGCCATAGGGGACGTTGATTTACCTTTACGTATTATCAATCATCAATGGGGAATGCTAAAAAGGGAAAATCTATTCTCCTTATATGAAATGGAATGCAAACTGATTTACCTGACAATTGCGATGCGATTTGCAGGCGTATCTGTGGACATCCCTAAAGCTGAAAAATTATCTGCGTCGTTGGAAGAAAGACGTATCTTAGTTGGTAAACAAATTAAAGATATGGTCGGGTTTGAGGTTAACGTAAACGCTGGTGATAGTTTAGGTAAAGCTTTTGATAAATTAGGTATCCCAACCATACGCTCAGGCAAAAGCAAAAAACCTAGTTTCAAAAAAGATTGGCTTGAGGCTCATAGTCACCCTTTAGCCAAGCTAATTGTTGAAGAACGTAAACTTGGTAAACTAAAAAGCACCTTTGTCGATTCTTATATCCTAGATTCCCATATTAACGGTAAAGTATACTGCTCTTTCCACCAGTTAAACAGTGAAGGAGGTGGTACTCGTTCAGGTCGTTTTGCCTCATCAAACCCAAACCTACAAAACATTCCATCCCGAGACGAAGAACTAGCACCGCTTATTCGAGGCATGTTCATACCTGATGAAGGTCATAAGTACTGGAGAAAATATGACTATTCTCAAATTGAATACCGATTACTAGTCCATTATGCCATTGGTGAAGGTTCTGATTTAATCCGTAAACGATTCAACGAAGACCCTACCATTGATTACCATGACTTTGCACTTGACTTAGTTGGACCTGTGGCTGGGTGGGATCTATCTACTGAAGCAAGCAGAAAACATTGGCGTAAACCAGTTAAAACAGTAAACTTTGGTTTGATTTATGGTATGGGTGTAGCTACCTTTGCTGCCCGACTTAATATTAGTGTTAAAGAAGCTAAGCAACTAATGGAGATATACTTCAAAGCTGTTGGATTTGCTAAACCTACTATGGATGCAGCTTCTAAAGAGGCGCAAGAAACAGGAATTATAACCACAATCTTAGGTCGCAAAAGTCGTTTCGATCTATGGGAACCTGATTCAAGAGATGATTACGGTTTAGCTCTACCGTATGAAGAAGCAATATTATACTACCCAAAAATACGCAGGGCATATACGCACAAAGCATTAAACAGACGTTTGCAGGGTTCTTCAGCTGATCTAATTAAAATGGCTATGCTTAAATGTTGGGAAGATGGTATTTTTGATGAAACAGGAGTCCCGCGTTTAACCGTTCACGATGAATTAGATTTTAGCGATGAAGGAGGGCATGATTCAGCATTCAGCGAAATGCAACACATTCTTCAGACTGCTATTCCATTACGTATACCAGTTTTGGCGGATGGTGACATTGGTATGGACTGGGGCAACGTAGTTTCTATAGATAAATTTGAGTTTCCACTGGGCAGGTAAAAATCACGTGTTGTTATTTTTGTTTTTAATGGGTTACCCTATATTTATTTCGGGAATTGGAGAAACAAAATGCCGAATACAGCAGCTACATTGATGGTTTGTTTTATAACGTGCGTTGGTTTCGTGGGAGCTATAGTATCTCAGCCACCTCAAGTACAATGGAGTAACTCGCAAGATAAATGCGTAAAAGTTAATGCTAAGAATAGCGCCTATACCTGTGATAATTTACCAAAGAAATATACGAAAGTATATGTTGAATGAAAATAAAAGCCTCGTCAGAGGCTTTTATTTTAGGCTTCATTCTTGGATATTTTACCTGCTGGTAAAACAGGTAAGTCATAACGTGAAGGAAGTGGTGCATCACCGACAGAAACCCAGCGATACGAAGTAACTCGCTTAGGATCAAAATCTTGAATATTTACAGCATTAGACTGGTTACCACCTAATACCTTTAATAAGCCTGACTTTGTTTTACCTACCACAAGACCAACGTGACCGCCACCTTCACGAGTGAAAGTAACGATGCAGCCATACGCAGGCTTGGTTAGTGGAGTTCCGGCTTTCTCCCAAGATCGTGCTCTATAAAAATCTTTAGGTACTTTAGATAAAAGACCCATTTCTTTATACACAGCAGCCAAGAAAGTACCGCACCAAGGCTGGCCAAGTAACCATGCCCCAGCTAAATCCATTACCCAAGCATCGATAGTTGGATGTCGATTTGTATTTCCTTTTTCGGTTAAACCAATATACTTACGCGCTATAGCCACATGCTGTAGCTCGGGTTTATCTCCTGCCATTACTAGCTCCTTATAAATCTCGATCTACCCTTTTAATAAGGGCATTCCGAACATAAACGTGACCTAAGAGACCAAAAACACAGCCAAGCGAAATAACACTTGACATTGATAAATTTGGTATAAAATGCAGGATTCCTCCTGCTACGGCTGAAGTTGCCGCACCAAGAATAGTCCCGCCAATGTACTGGCGACGAGTGTATTCTTGGCTATTCCACAGCATTTCTGCAAACGAAATCAGAGCTCCAATAAACGCTAGTAGTACAGGTACGGCTATAGTATTTGCAATAGCTAGGCACTCCACACTAATCCTCCCCACCATAAAATAATTACATGCTCCTATTATAAATGACTTTACTGTAATATGAACCTAAAACTAATCACTCATTGTTAACGTTTATGCTATTTAGCCATTATTAGAATCAATTACTGGACTGTGGTTAGGCGGAGTCAACGTACACCCAGCTAAAAGAATCACCAAACAAAACATAATTAACACTAAAGCTCTTACATTTACAGTTGAACAGCCTCAACCTGTTCTTTTGTCTCAGCTTCTGATATTAATTGCCGTGCAATACGACCTCTTGCATGAACGCTTGCGATATGAGCTTGTAGCGCCGCATAGAGTTGCTGTAATTGCAATGAGCTTAACTCAAGCGTTGAATTATCAGCTAGCGTCCAAACTTGATCAGTTTGTGACATAGCAGCGCCCATAATACGTCCTTGTGAAGCTTGATCTGAATCGTAGATATTCGACTCAAACTCAAAACCGCCAAACTCAAGTTGATCGCGCTGTGATTTAATCTCAGCCCATTTCTGGGCTTTGATTTCATCGAGTGAGCGCGGATCAAGCCAATCCTTTAGATCGTAATCGTATATATGGGTTTCGGATGGTTTACCTTCTACGGCATACCACTTACCCTTATCCACATAGCCCTCAACATGCGATGCCTTCTCAAAGGTAAAGTAATCTACCTCTATATATTCATGATGCGCTGCGGCATTATTGTAGAACTCCCTCTGGATAGACACGCAGTGAAGTACCTTCCCATTAGATTTCTCATAAACAATGATATAACCCATATTACTTTCTCACTGTTAAGCTACTGGCGTATCGGTTATCTACGTTCCAACCGTTACCAGAAGACATGTAGAACTGCAATTCAAATGTACCATCCACTCTAGTATCATCCACATGGTTCAATGACAAAGTACCTGCCGGACGTGACTTGATGCTAGCATTGTTATAATCGGCTTCAAAGTAGAAGATAATAAACTCAGGTCTCACGATAACACCATTCTTAAGTATACGGCACTTAACAGTATACTTGGTATCTTGACGTCTACAGTCATAGGAGAAATTGAAGAAAAATAACGTAACCCCATTACTACATGGTGCCCATATAGACTGAGATGTAATCCATGCACCAGAGTCTATATAAGCAATTCCACTCGTGTAAGAGTACACTGGAACAGTCACTGCATTATCTTTAATCTTTAAGGTATCTACAGATAAATTTGCTATTTTTGCTGAAGTTATCGCAGCATCTTGAATATTCGCTGTATCAATGGTTGCGTTTGCTATTTTCGCACCTTGAATAGTGGCATTAGCAATCTTGGCGTTAGTGATCGTAGCGTCAGGAATGTATGCAGTATCAATATACGTACCTGCGGGTACTGATACACCGTTAATTGTACCAGTCGAAGTTAATACCACAAACGGTTTCTTATTATTGGCTGGGCTACCTATAAAAAAGGTGTCTGCATTAATTCCGAAACTAGACTGTACTTGACCATTTACAAGCTCAGATACTAATCCGTAACCTGAAAGCACACCGTTATTATCTACCGTAACTGTTTTAATGGCTTTTATGCCGTCTACAGTAAGCGCAGTGTCTGTGATAGTTACAGCTTTAGCTAAATCTCCTTCATCGAACGGAGTAGGGAACGGATTTTTTTCTATCTTCATGTTACGCAGCAAGAAACGCCCGTAAGTACCGCCAAAGCCAAAATGACCATCAACTAAATTACTGCCGTTTGACTCAAACACGCAGTAGAAACGTCTCCACGTATTTAACTGTGCTGGCGCGGCAGGGTCTACTGGCAATAACGCTCTATATCCTTGACCATTCTCGAAATAAACGTTAGGAGGTAAAAGAGCGTGACCATTACCGACATCTTCATAAAGTATATCTACCGAAAGCGTGTGCGCACCGCCAAAGCCGTCATTTACCGCAAAATAGTCTGTAGTACCAATTAAACCGCTGACCCAGTTATGATTACCTGCCGCAGCGTCTATGGCTACAGTGTTATACCAGTTGAAGGCACTTAATCCAGGCGCAAATCCAACGATATTAGGATTAAATACCAAAGGCTTTAAACAATAATTGCGATTACGCGTTGCCCACACTGCGGATGTCAATGTGGTGACTTGTGACGCTTGACTTGACACCCTGCCGTCGATATTACTGACTGTGGCATTTAAGTTAGATATGGCAGTAGCTTGTTGATTCGTCTTATATGTTAAAGCTCCTGTCGACTCTTGCCACGCTACCAGCCCTGTAGAGGTCGACGATATTTCTGCTACCTGATTACGTGTAAAAAACAAATAGCTATCGTCATGCGCCATTAACCGCACCGTGAACCGCATAAATTTAGCGTTAGGCGGCGCAGTCACATTTTGGTATATACGTTTGTAGTTATCTAAGAATCTACCGCCGTTGTTTTCGTAACTATTTCGTGCATTCACATCATTAGTATTGTGGGTATGCGAAATCAGATTCCAATTAGAGTCGTACCATAAACAAAAGATATACGCAATTGAACGATGTACTCCCGTATACGCACTTATTTGATAACTTTTATTAGCTATGACAGGTACGTCATTGAACGCTTCTGTGTAATACTCGTTAGCAGGGTTGTAAGAGCCTATTGTGCGTAGCTCAGCGGTTTTACTCATGCCTGCTGCCGCTTGCCATTCTGCAAGATACGCACCAGTAAGTACTTGATTTTCAGTACTTGGCACGCCGTGAGTACCTAACCCCCAAAAATCAAAATTACCTTGCGTAAAGTCAGAATTTAGCAGTAAATTTCCGCTGCCTTTAGGGATAGCTTGTAGCGACGCGGATAACGAAGTATTTTGGTTACTTACCGCAGTAATATTATTTTCAGCTTGCGTTACGCGTGAAGTTAGACTATTTGTAGCGTTCGTGGTAGCGTCGACTATACGCGTCAACGAGTTCAGCGCACCCATACCTACAGGCGACCCGTTAACTAAGGTTATGCCGTAATTTATCCAACCGCCAGTTACGTAAGAGTTAAAAATATTTTCAATACCGTTACCTTCTGTGATGCCGCGTCTGCCGACAAATATAGGTAAATTATTTCCTGCCCATTGGTTTAGATATGTAGGTGATGCGCCACCGTCAATCAGCGTCGCACGTAAATTAAGCCATTCTTGTCCGCTATAATATCCTATGTTATCACACCCGATTACCGAAAATACTTTACCTGACGGTAACGCATTAATCGCAGAATTTAAGCTATTTAACGCAGGTAATGTATCTCCATACGTATCGTATGCAGAAACTGACTCTACTTCACTATTACTGTTGAAGACTACAAGATTTAATCCTCGCCCGAAATTACTTATGCGAACACCTCTACTGTCAAGTATGCCCATAGGTAACGTTATATTATTCTCAGGCACACCGTTCCTAAACGTAACTATAGTATAACTTCGCGTGTTACCTACTTTAGCTTCAAGAGAGGTAGTAGCTGTACTCACAGCGTTTAGGCTATTTTGGGTCGCAGTGACTCGCGCATCAATATTCTGAATAGCAGACGCATTAGCGATAGAGCGTATATCTGCTGACTCAGCGCCTTTCATCCAGTCTACTTGAGAAGCAAGAAAGTTCTGAACAGAAAAGCCGCCAGGCCCACCTTGATTAGCTACCATAATATCAATTACAGACACGCCTTGAGGTAGATCAAAACTTACATTTGCATGATTAGCATACCATTGTGCGCTAAATACTTTTACTCTATTTACATATATAGCGTTGGCATCATCACCAGTAAACGCCCCAAAATTAATAGTTCTTGCGCTTGATGCGTACACCACAGTGCGGAAAACTAAAACGTTATTTGCGTAGCTTGCAGGTAAATAAGTAGAGTTTTCAGCTACATATTTACGCTCTACGATAGCCGCATCTTTAATTAGCGCATAGTCAGGAATAATACTGCCGTTGTATGGCTTACTTGGGTTAGGCTCGATTACCGTTAGAAGCCACATATTAGGCTTTTCAGGATTAGGCGAGCTAGAAATATCAAGAATACTACTACTCGCGTCAAACGTAGCTATTTGTGCAGATATTACGTTATCTGTACTTGACTTAGTGTAGTAATTATTAATTAAATTAGCGTTATTTGATTCTACGGTAGCCGATAGGTTAGTGACCGTCTGACTTACCGCAGTAACACTGCCTTGTAGATTAGATACGTTAACATTAGTTGCCGTAAGTGCTTCCGCGCTAGCAACGTCAGCTACGGACGGACTCCATGCGGTAGCATATTCACCTACTTCTAATTTAACTAATTTTGCCCACACTGTAGCAGTGCCGCCTGTAGACCCGTTGTTATCTATTCGTATGATACCTGCTTGGTTTTCGAGTGCGCCTGTCGTAAATGTGAATTTAAAAAACGAATAATTTTCCGTAACAAATATAATTTGAAATCTATGTTGCGTAGAGTCGGTAGCGTGTACAAAATACAGTTCAACGTTAACTACGTTCAATGTGCCTTTAATCCAGCCTGATAATGTATAAGTTGTATTTGCTTGCAGTGAGCCTACATCAATTAAGTACTCAGGTAGGGAAGATTCGTTAGCGGTGCTAGTGGCTGCTGATCGTTCGTTGCTGGACGCGCGTAATAAATTCAGTCCGCCGATAGCGCCATTAGTAAGGCTTGCTTTGAACTGAGACGCTTCGCCTGCTGCAACTTGATTAGTTTCAGCTTTAGTGTAGTAGTTGTTTATGGCACTTGCATCTAGCTTCTGCGCTACTTGCTGCTCTACTGTAGATAAATTAGACGTTAATCCAGTTATGGCATTAGTGTTAGTACTTAGCTGGTCGCCTTGCTGCGTCACTGTATTAGTTAACGCTTGTACAGTAGTACTGTCAGCTTTTGTCGTAAGTCCTTGTGATACTGTGGTGAGGTCATTGCTAAGTACCGTAACGGACTGCGATACGCTTGAGATATTATTCTCAGTTACAGTTATCCGCGACGAAAGGTCAGCATCCGCCGCTGTGCGTGACGTAGTTTCATTATTAATGGCAGTAGTTAACGTTTGCACGTTAGTAACTAGGTCATTTGCTACAGTATTTGCTGTAGCTGCTGCTGTGTTTGCGGTAACTACAGCATCTGTAGCGTCACTAGCCGCATTTACTGCAGTATTTTTCGCGTCTGTCGCTGTGGTTACAGCTTGAAGTGCAGCGGTATTCGCTTGAGTAGCCAGTGTTTCTGCGGAGTCAATGTCAGTGCCCATTGTATCAAGGCGTTGCTGAAGAGCAGTATCTAAGGTAGATTCATTAATATGCCCTGATATTATACCTAGGAGTTTAGTTGGGTCCGCGTTTACCGTTGCGGTAACCCACGCTGACCATGGTCCTTTAAATTGGTTCTTGTCCACAAGTCGGGCACGGTAATGGAAAGTAGCATTCGGCTGCAAACCATTGTATTCATATTGGTCGTTAGGATATGGGATGTTAGTTAATAGTTGCGCATCTGAATAATCATTAAGTGTGGCGACTTGAACTTCTACAAATAGACCATTTTCTGACTGAGGAGCATACCCGAGCGTTAATCTAATACCAAGCAAAATACCTTCAGCTTGGAAAAATGCTAAAGCAGGCGGTTCAACATATCTAGCTACAACATCAATTGGTTGTGATACAGTTGGTCTTGATCTGATATCTGCTGCATTAATTGCTACCACTCGCGCTTGGTATACACCGCTAAAAACATTTTCAATAATCAGTGTATTGGAATAATGGTTAAACACATTGACCCATTGGCCATCATCTTTACGCCATTGCACATCATATCGAACTGCACCGCTGACTTGTTTCCAAGTAATTACTAGGTCAGTAACACTAATACCTTGAACTACTTTAGTTGTTTTAAGTATCTCTAGATCAGTTACAGGATCAACTATATTAGGGTTAATATTCGTAACTGGTCTTGGTTCGATAAATACATCATTTTCTGCTGCATCAAAAATTGCAGGTTCATGCTGAACGGCTGAAATGCTAAACGAAGAAGCATTCTCCCCAGTATCCTGCGTAACACTAACCACAGTGAAGCGCATTAGTTTCATGTCTTCGCTTTCTATACCAAAGGTATTTTCAGGGCTAACATTTTCAAAAGGCATACTAACTGTAACAACCTTTTGATTAACAGCGATGATATCTCGTGATTCTGAGACACCGTCATCACCGTTAATTACCAAACGATCTCCAACAGCACCAACTACACGGTCTAAAGTTACTTGAGTTTTATCAAGAGAAACTGCGGCAATACGACCACCATTAGCCCTACCGGCTAGTTTAGGGTCAGCAATCTCAATAATTTTACCGACAGGAGCAATGAAGCCGTCTAAACCAACCTTAAAGGTAACAACACGTGTTTCATACAAGTTTTTGTATAAAGCCCAATACCCAGCACGTTGAGCTTGACCGCGAGAGGTACATCCAAAAGCTTGAATCTTCTTGACTTTAACACCAAGCTCACGCATAGCCTGACGGTTAAAAACTGTCATCGGGACAGTCTTATAGTCAAGGTCAGGGTCATCATACTCTACTACGACAACAGAGTAGCGATCTTTCTCTCGGCTACCACTGTAAGAGAAACTACCAATTACATTCGATGGATGGTAAGTATATACTGGTTCTCTAGGGCGATCCATATCAACACTAATGCGTTCACCGTCCCAATATTGGATTCCACGGAATACGCCACTAAGCTGCATTAAAAGATCGTATGCTTCAAAATATGACGAGATATAAACGTTGACTTCTAAACGTTTTTCAGTACCGCCAAAACCATCCGGAACTTGTTGGTCGCAATATTTACCAATAACATACAAAGACCATTTATCGATCATTGTAGCATCAATACTGTCTCCTAGACCATACATGGTACTTAGTAGTAAGTCATAGTAAATCCATGCTGGGCTAGTAGAGTAAGCCCATTTAAAAGAACCATTCCAAGTACCATTGGTTGTACCTGCACCAGTTGTTGCATAAATACCTGTTTCAGGATCTAAGTTTTCAGGGATACGAATAATTCGCCCTTTTAAACGTACAGCAAGTTTAGCTATATTACTAAAACGACTAGCATCGTATTTTAAACCAAGAACAGCAGTATTAGGGTAGTTAAATTGAGCGTTGATAATTTCAGCCACAGCTGAAACGTACATTTTGTCGCCGTAATACTGGGAATTACGGTTCGCAGTTAAACGTCTAACTCGAATATCCCAGCTTTGATCTGCTTCAGGTAAAGTAATTAAGTGACTACGTTCATAGTTAGCTGATGTCTTATCTTTAACCGTATATAAGCCATATTGGACAAACCCTAAGCCATCGACTTGAACATCAATAGCATAATCAATTTGGTAACCTGAAACATCTCCGTTATCTTGATTTGTGTGGTATATAGCTCCAAAAGTAAGACGTACTCGAGCTGTGGTAAATTGGGTGTCAGATATATGATGGATAAAGCTATTTTGGTCTGTTACTTCAATATTGTTATAGCCAATTTCGTTAACAACATTTTTAAACCCAGCTAAAGGCAGCTGGTCATTCGTACCGGTTCTAAATTCTACTTCTACATCTTCAAGGTTTGGTTGACCAAGACTATTTACGATCGGCGTTCCATCTAAGCGGATAGAATTATATCCGTTGGCAAGGCCAGCTATCTCCCCATTGGCTAAACCGTATACAATATTTACGTAACTAATAGAGGCCGCTGAATCAGGAGCTACTCTAGGTTTACGTGGATTGCTACCACCTGATTTTTTACCTTGTGCCATGGAAACCTTCTATAGTTGATCTTCAGGTATAATTTCTCCGCTGATGAGGAAACCACCTACATCCCGCTCCCCATATAATATAGGAACAGGGTTATTGGCCGCAACAGTAGTCACTGCTCCGCCGAAACCTTTATTCGCTTTGTTTCCGTCTTGGTTTTGATCCTCAGTATTAGCTTGAGGCATTAACATCATTGCAACACCGCCGGCCATCATTGCAACACCGGCATAAATTAAGGGTAAACCTGCGCCAGGAGTTACAATATTAGCCACAACCCCGACAACAATTAGCACTGCTCCAAGAACAGTTTGCAAAACACCTTCTTTCGCACCGCCAATAACAGGATCAATTCTTATTTCGTTTTTTGAGGTAGTGAAATCGATTTCTGACATTCCGATGTTAGTATCGCCATTATACACAGCAAACTCAATACCATCAAGATGAGCAGTAAGCATATATTTCTCAAAAGACGGGAGCATTTGCCCAATAGCGTAACAAGCTTCTTTTGCATTCTTGACATCAAGTTCCCATACGCGACCAAATTTTTCTCCCAAGAATCCACCTAAAATAATTTTTTTCATTTGACTTTCTCACATCTGATAAACATCTTAGTTTTGGATTGCCAATACTCACCGTACATTTCTCGAGTAGATTTTCTACCGTAAAGGTGGTGCAGAACTAAACCAGTTCCTATGCAAGGCGGAGCTTGCTCGCTCTTTAAGTCTGCTTGCTCTCCGAGATATATTAAAGCATGGTTCGGTACTTTTGATTCAACACAACACAGAATCAAATCACCGTATTGGAGATCATTTACTTGGTAGAATCCTTCTCGTTTAAAATTTTCCTCGTAAAGACTGATACCTTCTGTATTCCACCACTTATCAGCTCTTTCGTAGTCTCCAAGGCTGATTTGTAATTCCCTTTCGTAAAAATCTTTAACCAAGCCATAGCAGTCAAGAACACCATGAATGAATGTTCTACCGACCAAAGGAGCTTTATAACCAGTGGGAGCATAAACTCCAAACTCCCGAGCAGGAAATGAACAAATAACATAAGGTTTCCCAGCGTATTCCATATACACGCGATCAGCCTGAGACATTTTACTGGTCGCATCAGGATGGCTGTGTACGTAAGCTTCGATTCTACCTTCAAACTCAATTAAATCACTTGGATGTATTTTAAAAGATTTTTCCGGTTCAGGAGATATGTTACGGCATTCAAAGTATTCACCGTCAACGATAACTCCACAGCATTCTTTAGGGTATTCTTCTTCAGCGTGAGCTAGAATTGCCCTGCGTAATTTAGCGTTTAACATTAGATTAACCCCGAAGATGCAAAACCACCATGACGTAATACACCGTTTTCACCAAAACGTAACTTACAACTAGATACCCAACCTGCGCATTCATCTTTGGATTGGTCTAAAGTTGATTCATCTTTATCGGTGTAATAAGCTGTCCCAGTGTAACCGCATTCAGCTCCGCGATACAAACCTTTCTTAGCCCAAGCGCAAATACGATCAATATCACGTGATGGTAAGCGGAGACCGTCATAGTCGATAGGGTTAGATAATTCAAAGTCTAATTGGACGTCTGTTTCATTGATCATTTGCTGGAATTTCCAGTTTTGAACAAAACATTCATTAGCTGCTAAAGGATTACCGTTGGCAAAATTAGCCGCATCTAAATACTTAACTAAAGTATCGATGATTTTAATTTTACTGCCTGCAAATTGTTTATAATGCAACGCCATAGCAGTCATACCACCGACTACACCATTAAATATGTTACCGACCGATAATTTTGGTTTAGATGCCTTACCATCAGTACGTCTTTCTAATCCGCTGATATTAATTGGCATTGCAGTATAAACTTGACCTTGCCATATAATATCTGATTTTAAATTAGTTGCATCTTCTATTTGGTCATAGAAACCAAGATGGCCATGAACTCGATAAACTTCACCGCCATAATTGGTTAGATCGATTTCGAATAAAGTAATCCGACCATTAACAATGAGTTTCTGAACATCAGACTGAATACCCATTTTATCCTCCGATTGTAATTGGGGATAAGAACTCTTCAAATACAAAACTCAATGATTCAACATCAAAGCCTAGGTAAGAGTTTCCGTATCCTTCGCATGTTACCATTATTGTATTCGTTGTACTTGGTATTTGCCATAGGAAAGGATCAACACCCTTATGTAAATCGATAAAAGCTTTAACTTCAGGCAATTCAGTTGCATCCCCTAAGAATTGCAAACTCCATTTACGCTTACGATTGTTAATGCCTGTGGTTACTCTTTGGACGTAACCATCAAATTCATTTTTATTGACCTTGAATTGAGTATCGCCGCTAGATCCAACTTGTGTTGGCCAATCAAAGACTTCCATTATAGATTACCTTTTACAAATCGGTTAATGATACCACCCTGACCACAAGCATCGCGTAATACTTTCATAATAGCTTGCTCAAGGGCTGAACCTAATTGGAGCATATCACCTTTAGAGCCTTCAGAATTAACTTGGTCTCCTGTGATATTGAATACGTTTGAGACTTGGACACTCATACCGCCAACGGATTTATTTGAATCAAAGGTACCATTACGCATTCTTTCTAAATCTGATCTGTAACGTGCAGTTTCTTCCGCTGGCATTACAAATTCATTACCATGAACAAATCCTGCTACGTTATTTTTACCAATGCTACCAGTATAACCGCCATCTTTAAAACCTAACGCTATCGAAGAAATATCACTTACGATACTCCCTGTTTGGCTAATAATAGTAGCTACAGCTGCCATTTTATCATAGATAGTAGCACCGGTGGCCCATCCATCGGAGATAGCTTTTTGAATATTCAGCGCAGCAGAAGCAACAGCGAAAGACTTTTGTAATGCAAAAATAGCTTTATAAGCAGAACTGTTTTCTCCAGCTACGTTTTGGAAAAAGTTAGACCATCCATCAAGACTAGAACCCCACATAGTCGTCCACATTTGGTGGGTATCATTCCAATACTTAGTATCTAAATCTCTTAGTACATTAAGATACGTTTCTTTATCAATGACACCTTCTTCATATGCATTACGAACTGTGTCTTTGATTGTGTTGAATTGTGTCTCTAGCTGACTTTGAGCACCACCGCCAAGCCCTGCAGATTGCAAAGTCGAAATATACTCCTGAAGCATTGCTTGGTCTAAAGAGTTGATTTGATTCTGATAATCATTCTCTTGCCCTTGCACACGGGTGTTTTTCTGATCCTCACTTAGGCCAGGAGTGTAATTGATTTCAGCCTTACGTAAAGTATTAAGTTCCTCTAGGTACTGTTTTTCGGTCATAAAGGTTTTACGTGCTTCAAGTCGAGCCATATCTTCTTTGATCATAATAAGATCAATTTCATTAGCCCAAGCTTTCTTCAAGTCATCAGTAGCTTTCTTTTTCTCTGCATCATTTAGATCAGCGTTATGGCGTAATAAATACTCCTCTTGCTTGTATTTTTTATTTATATTGTCAAGATCGGTATTAAAGTAATCTTCCCATTGAGTCGCATAATTATGCAGATCCATTTGAGCTTCTGCAATTAACTGGCCGTAGTGCTTACGTACTTTTTCCAAGGCCGCTGGGTCTTGAGCCCCAAACTCATCATAAAGACGTAAAAAATCTTGGAACTCTTGTTGAAGAGCTTCTACGCTTCCAGTTGTTGCATCCAAGTATTGTTGGTAATCTTTTTGTCTTCGCTCAAATTCTCGGCTAGCGTCTTTTGCGCGCTTCTCAGCATCTTTTTCCGCTTGGTTAGACGAATCTTTACGTCTTTTCTCCGCATCTTTTTCACTTTGTTCAATCGCATTCGCTTGGGCTTGGAGTTTTAAGTTAAAAGCAATTAAATCTCTATCTTCTTTTGAAATAGGTTTACCTGTTTCAGCATATAACTTAGCTTCAGCTTCAGCCTGCTCTTTACTAGTGTCTTTAGCCCTTCTTACGTAATACGCGTTTTGAGCGATTTGATTTAGTTGCTTTTTACGGAAATCTTCTAAAGCTTTAGACGCCTTAGTGGCTTCTTCGGTGGTCTCTCCTAAAGAAGCGTTCAACTGATTATTCTTTAATGCGGCATTCTGAGATTCATCTCCAGCCATTTTAACTTCTACACCAAACTTACGTAAAGTTTCTTGTAGCTTATCAGTGATAGACCATGTAGCGTTGTATTGTTTTTCTGCCTCTAGTAACTGCGCACGCTGCTCTGCTGTTACAAAAGGTATTTTGTTAATACGTTCTAATGCTTCTTCGAAAGAAATCTGATCGGCTAAGAGTAGACGATGAACTTCCCTTACTTTGGTCAATGATTCAGTTTGACCCATCTTACCCATGTTAAAAGCGAGATCATTAACCACAGTTTGGAATCGGCTTTCCATTATCTCGAGCTCTTTGTTCTGAGCCTTGAATGATTCGGTCATCTCATCTACTGCAACACGCTTTTCAATGTCAGCCATTCTGTCAAGCTGGTCGTTAGTCATCTCTAAGTATTTAGCGTGTTTTTTAGTAGTTTCAGCATTAACGTCTGTTTCTCTATTAAGCAGCGCAAGCATAGATACTGCACCAATACCTAGTGCAATCAAACCTGCAGGACCACCGACTAAACCAAGGGCTGCTCCTCGAATCATATTTAATCGTGAGCTAGCTGCTGCCAAAGCATTGGTAGCTGCCGTATTTGCGATGGTGGCAGCGGTATCTGCAGCGGTGGCAGCGGCCAAAGCGGCTTCACGTTGGGTAAGTACCGCTTTAGCTCTTGCAAGGGCGGT